CGCGCGCTCCTCCGCCTCACTCTGATCGATCCACGACTGAACCCCGCTCGCGGGAGCCTGCCCGTAGCCCTGGGGAGCACCCTGGGGCGGACCGTAGCCCTGGGGAGCACCCTGGGGCGGACCGTAGCCCTGGGGCGGACCGTAGCCCTGGGGCGGACCGTAGCCCTGGGGCGGACCGTAGCCCTGGGGCGGGCCGTAGCCCTGGGGAGCACCCTGGGGCGGGCCGTAGCCCTGGGGAGCACCCTGGGGCGGGCCGTAGCCCTGGGGAGCACCCTGGGGCGGGCCGACGATCGGCCGCACGTTGCTCGGGTTGGCGATCTCGAACATCAGCGCCGGGTTGTGCGGGTGCGAGGCCCAGCCGTGGGGGATCTCCATCGTTCTCTCCTTCACTCGGGGGTCGACGCCGTACGCGTCGACCCAGGGGGGTTAGCGGATAGCCAGGCTGCGAGGTCGGCCGCGCTGCCGGATGCTGCGACGATGTTCTCGGCCTCGCGGCGCATCGCCTCGAAAGCGCCGATCGCGTCGGGCGCGTCGTCGTCGTCCCGCTGCGGCATCCCCTTGCGCTCGGCGCCCAGGTAGCCGCCGAGCAGGCGGCCCGCTTCGCGGATGTGCTCAGACTTCATCTTGAAGGCCCACTTCAGATCGTCGAAGACCCCCGCGACAGCGCGAAGCCGGCGGGGCTCGAGACTCATGCGCTCGTAGTCGGGGTGATCCCGGTACGCGGCCTCCGTCTCGGCGACCGTGGGTCGCGCCGCCGCCTTCGGCGCCTTGGCGGCCTTCTTCTTCTCGCCTTCCGCGGAGGGCTCGGGCTCGCTCGCGGGCACGTCGCCCGTCGACGCGCGTGCGGCGCGGTACTCCAGCTCCTTCGCGCTCTTCCACTTCACGTAGCGGATCTCGGCGATGTCGGCCGCGTACTCCGCGGCGCGTTGATAGCGGGCCATCTCCGCGTAGAGGTTCGACACGAGCTGCCCCTCGATGGGCAGGTTGTCCGCGTCGACGATGAGCAGCGCGTGCAGGTTCGCGTGATCGCACACGACCGGGGGACCCCCGAGCGGGTCATCCCACGTCGCGCGAGCCGGCATGACGAGCCGGAGGTTCTCGAGGAGCTTTTCGATCTTCTGGTGGAGCGCCATGTTCCCTCTCCGTGCACCTACGCGATAGCGAACGTGCCGTCGTCGTAGAGCTTGATCTCACGCTTCTGCGACCAGTCCCTCGTCGTCATCGCGACGTTCGTCCTGATCGGCACGCCGAGCTTGCGGCCGCGGTCCTGGGAGAACATGGGCCAGTCCTCCATCGCGCGAACCATCTTCACGGTCATCGACGCCCACGGCGCGGAGAGCGGGAGGTCGTAGACCAACTCGTCGTGGATCGTCTGAACCATGCGCCCGCCGATGCTCTCGGCCATCGGGCGCGTGCGGATCATCGACTCCTTCATCAGGTCGGCAGCGGTCCCGCTGATGATCGAGGACATCATCTTCCGCTCCGCGCGCTCACGTTCGTACTGGTCGTGCGAGGCGATCTCCTTGATCCGCCGGGGGCGCCCGAAGGGGTTGACGAACGAGCAGTTGTTGCGCCGCATCTCCAGCGCGAAATCCTTACGGAACTGGAGGATCCCGCGGTACCGATCGAAGTAGCGGCGCAACACCTCGGCGGCCTCTCGGCGCTTCCCTTCGGGGTCCGCGAAGTAGCCGGGGAGCCGGAGCGCCAGGCCCACCTCCGTCATGCCGTAGCTGTTGCCGAAGTTGACCTCCTTCGCGACGCGACGCGTGATCCCGAGCTGGTCGGCGACCATCTGGTGCACGTCGAGCCCCTCGACGTAGGCCCGCACGAGATTCGGGTCCTGGCAGAACCACGCGAGCACGCGCAGCTCGATCTGCGAGAAGTCGACGAAGATGCGGATGTGCCCCTCGGGCACGACGAAGTACCGCCGCACCGAGACGGTGTTCTCGACCGGCAGCGCGCGGAGCTTGCGCGCGGCGAGGCTGACATCGTCCTTCTGAACCGCGCGGCCCTCCTCGGCGGCCGCCTTCACTTCGTCCTTGAGGCAGGAGGCGCAGTGGCAGTCCCACAAGTGCAGCGGGTAGCCCGCCATATTCTGCGCGTTGGGGTCCGCCGACGAGAGCCGGCCCGTGACGGGAACGCCGCCCTCGTCGCGCTGCTCCAGTTGATTGTAGGAGGGGTTGATCGTGCCGCGCGCCTCTGAGTAGAAGCGCAGGAACGACCCCGCGTAGGTCGAGTGCAGCTTGAGCACGTCGGCGAGCGCGTCGACGGCGTTGAGCAGCGCCCGATGCTCCGGGTACGCGTGTTTCAGGAGTTGGCGGGCCTCCCAATCCGCGCTGGGCTTCGCGTCCTTCTTCGTGTGCTTCTGAGGTTGGAGCTTGAGCTTCGTGAAGAGCAGCTCGCGCAGCTCCTCGCCACTGGCCTCGAAGGTCTCGTCGATCAACCCGGGCGCGAGCTGCCGGCAGACATCGAGCCAGTGGTGCACGGCGTCGCCGGTCCGCTCGTGCGCGTCCTGAATCGCGGCCTTCGACGCGGGCAGCCCGTGCCACTCCATCTCCAACAGGGCGTCCGCGACCGCGTGCTCGCGCTGCCACACCGCCGCGAACTCCCGCCGGGTCCGCGCATACTGCACCTCGGCGAGCCACCACGTGTAGACGACGTCGTGGATCGCGTACGTCCCGCAGAGGCGGATCGGGGTGCGAGCGTAGCCGTACCGCTGAAGGTACGTCGGGGTGAGCATCGCCCGGATGACGCCGCCGAGCTTCGCGATCTGCTGCTTGGAGTGCCGCTTGTATGAGATCCCGAGCTGGCGCGCGTCCTTGTGCATCCACGCGTCGAGCGCGCTCTCCTCACCCTTCGCGGTCTCCGTGCAGTATTTCTCGGCGAGGTCCTTCAGCCCGAAGCGCGGTTCGTTCTCGTTGTGCACCGTCGCAGCGATCCCGACGTCGACGTAGGGCAGGTGCAGCTCGACGCCGTCGGCGCGCGCGATCTTGCGATCGAACTTCGCGTGGTAGGTGCGGACCTCGGGACCCGAGGTCCTCGAGAAGAGCTGCGAGAGCCGAGCCGAGACCTCATCCACGCGAAGCTGCGTGTCGTGCTCGTTCGCGGGCCCGACGTGCCGGATCGGCACGTACCAGCCCGTCAGCTCGTGCTCCCCGGTGCGGCAGGCGAACGAGTGCCCGCATGCGCGCGCGCCCATCTCGGGCTTGAGGCCGGAGGTCTCGGTGTCCCACGCGAAAGACGGCGCCCTCGAAAGGGTGTCGAGCATCGCGGAGAGCGTCGCCTCGTCCTGCACGAGGACGTAGCGGATCCACGGGTTCCACCCGTCACGAGTGATGATCTGGCGCCGCGAGGGCCAGGGGTACACCGACTCCGACATCCCGGGCAGGAGGGACTGCTCACCCACCGAGCACCCCGAGCTGCGCGCGGAGCTGAGCCAACGAGTCGAAGTAGATCACGCCGGCCCTCGCGAGCGCCGCATCGTAGGCGTGGGAGTAGCACCACCATCGCGAGCGCACGAAGAACCACACCTCCCAGACGGGCGTCCCGTCCTCGAGCGTGTAGAGCGGGCGCTGCGAGCGGACGGCGCGGCGCGTGCGCCACTCCGATCCAACAGGCAGCGCGTCGTCGTGCACGTTCAAGATGAGGCCTTCCACAGCACGCCCTTCAGCGGCGGGCGACGCCGCCCTTCCGGTCGATGATCCGGCCGTACTTGTCGCGGACCTCTGTGCAGTTGTGCATCGCGAGGTTGAAGAAATCGTTGCCGGAGACCATCCGGCGCTCGGCCCACATCGCCACGCTGGACAGCGACCCGAACACCTGCCGCACCTCGAGCCCTGCGGCCTTCGCGAGGTCCTTCGGCAGATCGCAGGCGAAGCCGTGCGGCGTGATCGTCGCGACGACGTCCCCGTCTCGCTTGCGGCGCACGATCTCCATCCCGTACTCCAGCTCGATGTTCGCCCCGAGCTTCTGCTGCGCGTCCGCGAGCGCGAGGTGCATCTCCTCCTCGCTGACCTTCCGCGGCGCGGGAAGCGGCTTGCCGCTCGCCATCGTCGGCCAGCTAGCAGGACGGTCGGCGCGTGACGCGGGCGTCCTCGTCTTCTTCTCGGGCTTCTTCGAGACCTTCTCGGGCTTCGCGGCCTTCCGCGGCGGGCGCTCGCGGAGCAGCGCGCGGACGGCGGCTGCCTGCGTCCCGTACCACGATCGGCTCTCCTCCGAGCCGCGCCACCATCCCCAGCCGTGCTTCGTCTTGCGCACCGTCCCGATCCGCGCACGGCCCTGAACCACCGCGCCGTCTGCCTGGACCTTCACGCCCTCGGGCAAGGTCTCGTTCTTCTTCACGTCGCCACCCTCCTCGGCCGGCTCTGCCGGACCATCACTGTCGTCGGTGCCCACCTCGGGCAGAACCGGCGCCGGGGGGACCGGCGCGTCGGCGTCATCGAGCATCGCCCACGTGGGCATGTCCTCCGGCGCCAGCTCGGCGCCGTCGGCGAGCTTGGCGATCCTCCGCTTCATGCGAGCGACCGCGTCGTTGAACGACAGCCGCTCCTCGATCACCGCGTCGACCTCGAGATCGGCCTTCCTGGTGAGCCGGACGAGGCCGCGCGCGATCGACGTCGGGAGGCAGGTGAACTTGTCCCTGCATCCGTGGCACGGCGCCGCGAGATCGGGATCGTAGCCTTGCGGCTCGTCTCGGTCGGGATGGCAAGCGGGCGTCCTGTGATCGGGCTGGGGGTACATGCTGCTGCTCCGCTCCCTCCTTACGCGATAGCCCATCCGGTCCAACACCCGGGCGGCCCGGAGCCGGGCGTCGGCGAGCCTCGCCGGATCGCTGATGTCGTCCTCGCCGCACTGGATCGCTTCGAGGAGCTGCTGCCAGTCGCGGCCGTCGAGCCGGTCGCGTAGGTGGGTGACAACGCTGCTCGTGACGGCGTGCTCTTCTGGGGACGGCGTGTCCTCCGCAAGAACATCCACGGACGGGCCATAGATTTGCCGAATCTGCGGCCGACCCCACGCGTCCTGCGGGCATCGGGACGCGCGCGTCTCTTGCCGGAGAAGGGCGGTCAGGCGGTGGCGCACGGCGAGGCGGGCGTAGCTCTTCGCGCCCTGCTGTCCGAGCTGGAGCCCCCAGCGCCACAGCGCGATCCGCGCCTCCTGCTGAAGGTCCGCGCGGTCGTAGCCCGCGAACGCCCCGCCGAACCGCCGCACCTCGCGCGCGAGGATGCGAGCGACCGCGGCCTCCTCGGCCGCCAAGGCCGTCATGCTGCCCCCAGGACGGCGTCGCGCAGCACGGATGCGAGCGCGTCGGGGAGGTCCTTGACCTGCGGGCAGACCCTCCAATGTGGGTAGTAGTGGCGCACGTGGTCCGTTCCGATCCCGATTCCGTAGACCTCGATTCCCGAGGCCGTGACACGGCGCACCGACTCCGCGAGGTACCTCTCGCCCTGCGCCCGCCGGTTGCTGCCGTTGGGCAGGCCGTCGGACAGGACGATGAGCACCTTGCGGGCTTCGGGGCGCTGGGCGAGCCGACGAGCCTGCCACAGCACGCTCTCCCCGTCGAGGTTGTTTGCGATACCGCTTACGGCCGTGAGACCCGCCGCATCGGGGCTGTCGAAACTCTTGAAGACGCCGTGCGCGACGACCTGTAGCGAGGCGTGCTCCGGCTCGTCTGACTGGCAAGTCCGGGCGTACGTGCTGAGCCGCTCGCCGCGTGCCGCGGCCTCGACGAGGACCCCGCGAAGGGAGGCGAAGTGCTCGTCGAGGTGCCGCGAGTTGAACCACGCATGGGGGCGGTGGCCGCTGAGCGCGCTCGTGTAGCCCGCGATCTCATGCGGCACGTGCACCCGGTCCAGCGCCTCGTGGCACGCGACCGCGCAGAGCTGGGCGGTCCGCACACGACCCGCGTGATCCATCGAGCCGGAGCAGTCGACGAGGACGGCGACGGCGGGCCGCCCGAACGAGATCACCCCGCCAGTGCGGGCGAGCCAGATCGCGTCCGCAGGCTCGGCGCCGAGCGCGAAGCCGGAGAGCAGCGAGTCGTCGATCTCGGCGCGCTCGTCATCGGTGTCCGCGGCCGGCAGCCAGCGCGTCTCGACCCGCGAGTGCAGCTCCGCCTCGAAGACCTCCGCCAGGCGCGCCGTTGTCGGCGCCGCTTCCACCGCGAGGCGCGCGTACGCCTTCACGTCCCCGGGCACCTCGGCCTCGAGATCGAAGCTGGGATCGAAGACCGTGTAGGGCGCCCCATCGTCATCCGATGCCAGCCGCTCGGCGATGGCCGCTCCGATCGCAGCCTCCGGCGTCATCGGGGCGGCGGCGGGAAGATCCTCCGAGCTGGTGGGATCGATGCCGAGCGCGTCGAGAACCGCGCGGGCGAGCGCGATGCACGTCTCGGTCGGTGAGCCGCCAGCATCCGCGACCGGGCCAAGGTCCCCGATCACCTCGAGCCCCAGGCGCACCGCGGACACGATGCTGGGGTCGAGCTGCTCGACCTCCGCCAGCTCGGGCGCGCCGTCGGGCCGCACGAGCAACCCGAGCACGGCGATCACCCGCCACAAGAACGGCGAGCCCTCGCCGAGCCGGCCGCGGAGCCCGCGCCAGAAGTACCGATTCTTCTCGGCGAAGTTGAATCGCGATCCGGGGTAGTAGTGCCCGCGGCGGCGCTCTATGACGCCGTCTTCGATCAGGTTCGCGACGAGCCGGAGCACGCCGCCGATCTCGGCGTACCGCGCATGCTCGGTGTCGAGCGCGTGGCCGACTTCGTGGTCGACCAACCCGTGCAGGATCCGCTCGGCCCCCTCGACCCCGAGGTCGGAGAAGTGCGCGAGCGCGGGGAGCACGATCTCGCCCGGCGCCGAGTAGGCCTCGGACCCGCGCACGGACACGCGAAGCGCGGTGTCGGCGGTCAGCATCCTGCCGAGCTGGAGCATGACGTGCTCGATCACGGCTGCGCCTTCATCGTCGAGGGATACTCGAAGGTACGGCAGACCATCTCGAACGCGACCTTGTGGTCGACGGGGCTCTCCAGCTTGCGCAGGACCGCGAGCTGGGCTGCGCGGAGGACGTCCCACGGGAGGTCGTGCCTCGCCTTCGCGTCCGTGACGGGGAAGTGCTGCGTGAGCCTCGCCCACTGGATCGTCCGGCGCATCGAGAAGTCCGCGCCGAAGGTGGTCTCGTGCCTGAGCTTCTCCGCGACCCTGCACATGCCTTCGATCATCAGCCGCCCCTCGGCCGTCTCGGCGAGCTGTGGGGCATGCAGTCGGACGATCGCCGATTCCTCCTCGCGCGCCGGGTACCCCACCTCCACGAGCATCGAGAAGCGGTCGATCAGCGCCGTGTTCATCGGCGAGGTCCCTGCGTGCCTGGCGCGGAACCGCGCGCGGGTCCCGATGGTGTTGGCCGTCGCGAACAGCCGGAACGCGGGGTGCGCGTGCACCACCTCTCCGGTCTCGGGGATGTCGATGGAGCGCGCGCCCTCCTCGAGCACGGGCTGGAGCGCGAACAGCACGTTCGCGGGTGCGGCGTCCAACTCGTCGAGCACGACCCAATGCCCGCGGCGCATGGCCTCGACGAGCCGGCCGTGATGGAACGCGAGCGTGAGCACGCCGTCGACGGCGGCGGGGCGCTGCTGCCCGCGGAGGTGGTGCACGCGGGTCTCCCCGTTGAGGTTGAAGCGCACGCAGGGCTGCTTGCGTGCGGCGGCCACCTGCACGGGCAGCGACGTCTTGCCGGAGCCCGGGGGGCCGACGAGCAAGACGTTCGCGTCGAGGCGCACCGCGAGGGCGAGGTCCTCGAGCAGGGCATCGCGGAACGCGTAGGGCTGCGCCTCGGGGACCAGGTCCTCGTCGCCATCCCACGCCTCTCGCTTCGGCAGCACCAGATCACACACCTTCGGCATCGTCGTCCTCCTTCACTTGCCCGTTGATCATCCTGCGAGCGCGGCCTGTGCCGCAGTCGAACCACCGCTCGCCCTCCTTCGGGGCGCGCTGCCAGTTGACGACGAAGTTGAGCAGCGGGTCCTCGCCGCCCTCGTCGAGGATCTCCGCCGACTTCATCATCAGCCCCGCGTGCGCGCGGAGCGCGCGACGGATGTGGACGCGGGCTTGCGCGTCGCTGACCCGGAGTCGCCGCATCACCCAACGGACGAGGTCCTCGGGGACCTCGACCGTGAGCCCCACCGTGTACCGCTTCACGCTGCCTCCTCCGCCTTTTCGAGCTGGACGCGCGTGACGACCGTCTGGGGCGTCGTCTCGTAGTGCCCGTGCTCCTTCACAGTGGCCTTCGCCACCACGACCTTCGCGCCCGTCTCCACCCACTCGGGGAGCGACGACGTCATCCACTTCAGGACCGGCCCGTCCGCGAGCCGGATGAGGACGACCGCCGTCGACCCGTAGTTGGTGTCGAACCAGAAGAGGCGGGTGACCTCGCCCAGCCCGAAGCCCTGGCGCTTGCCCACCTCGCCGACGTGCACCGAAGCCGCCTTGGGCGCCGAGCGGCGGATGGCCTCGCGGTCGAACGCGGGGACGATGGCGCAGAAGAGGCCGAGCGTCTTCATGCTCACGAAGGGCGCGCCGCCGACGGCGCGGAGGTTCGACAGGAAGTCCGAGCTGGGGGCCTGCGCCTCGAGCCAGGCGAGCGCGGCCCATGCGCGCTCGAAATCGGCGAGCGTGACGGTCTCGGACCAGAAGAGGCGGGCCGCTTCCTGCTCCTCGCGCTTGCGGCCGGGCCAGAGAAGGTCGGACATCACCCGCGAGGTCGCCTGCTCCTCGAACTTCTTGGGCTTGTAACCCTCGGTGCGGGCAAGCGCGAAGACGCCCGCGAGCGTGCGGATCGTGTCGGAGGCCTCCCAGCGGGCGCGGCCGCCACCACCGCCCGATTCGCTCTCCTCCAGCGCCCCGGTGACCTCGGCGACGAACGAGAGCATCGCCGCGAGGTGCGCGGGCGACTGGTGCCCCAGGAAGTCGGCGATGCAGTTGCGGCCCACGATCTTCACGGCCTCGCCGTTGCGCACCACGAAGGTCTCGGTGCGGTTGCGGACCTTGCCGCAGTGGTCGCACTGGCCGGGCTTCGCGTTGACCGCCTCGATGGGCGCCTCGACGCCGGGAACCATGAGGCGGAGGACCTGCCCCGGGATCTCCGTGTGGTTCAGCGTGCCGAGGAAGTCCCAGCCCGCGAACTTCGGGCGCGAGGTCGAGACCGTGATCGGGCGGTAGACGAAGGTGCGGCGAACGCGGCCCTCCTCGCAGAAGCCGCAGCGGCGGCCCTCGCAGGACGGGCACGTAATGCGCACCGTCTTGGCGACGTCCTCGCCCCACGTGAACGAGATCGGCGCGCCGAGCTTGGCCGCGCGCTTCGCGAGCTTCTCCAGACGGGCCTCGAGCGCCTCGACGTTCTCGCGGGGGATCTCGAAGACCTGGGGCGCGTTCTCGGTCGTCTCGGTCGTCGTCGTGTTCGTCATCATGGGGCTAGTTATTATCCAGAAAGCGGATACCGTCAAGCAGGCTATCTAACTTTCGGCTAACTATTTCACAACTGCCCGAAACCATTGGCTTTCGCTGCCGTGGCGAGCTGGCGCTCGTAGTAGCTCTTGCTCTTCTTGATCTTCGCCAGCGCGTTCTGCGCACGGCGGAGCTTGGTGAGCCAGCGCGCCTCCCGTGCGGCGAGTGCCTTGAGCTTCGCGCCTGCGCGGTCCTCGAGCGTCGATGCGGGCTTCTTCGCCGGAACCGGGAGGTTGGCGCCCTCCGGGATGTCGTACAACGCGCGGACCGCGTCGAGCGCCGACGGCGTCGCGTGCATGACCGAGTCGGGGAAGTCCGGGTGCCGGAGGCCGAAGAGGTGCCAGACCTCGTGCCTCACAAGCCAGACGAAGCCCACGAGATCGCCGTCGGGGATCGTCAACCGCATGGCGCGCCCGCTCAGGTAGGCATGACCGGAGCTGTGTCTGCTCTCCTCCGGGGCGGACGCTGCGGTGACGTGCAGGATGGGATCGTGCCCCATTTCCGATGCGAGCGCGGCGCGCGCCTGGAGCTGCTTGCGGCGCCGAGCGGGGGCCCGGTCGGGGCGCTGCTGCCGAACCCACACGTCGCAGTGGCTCAGGATCTTCGTGGCGCGCGCTCGGATCTCTTCAGGAGGTCGTGACCGCGGGTCGTGCGCGAGGAAGCCGTCGCGGACCTCGCGCACGACCCGCGCGATCCAGGCGCGGATCTGCCTACCGTCGAAATCAGTTGTGTTGCGGATCTCCATGCGGCCCCTCCTCAGATGAACGTCTGCCACGAGCACGACGGCTTGCTGGCGTCCGCGCGGAAGCCGACCGCGCCGAGCTGGTCGCACTGCCACCAGCCCGTCAGCGAGAGGTTCCGGCGGAGCGGGGCGCCGCACGTCGGGCAGACGCCAGCGCGAACGATGGCGGTGTCCGCCTCTTTGCGGAGCCTGTCCTTCTCGATGCGCGCGTCCTGGGCGTCTGCGTAGGCCAGCTCATCGAGGCCCGAGAGCGTGAGGACACCGTCGTCCCGAAGCCAGCCCCGCTTGACCAGCGGGGCGCTGCGCGCGTCGACCTTGCACGGCCCGCGGGCGCCGTGGTGGTTGCGGAGGATCGCGATCTGCTTCTCGGTGGGGCGAGCGCTGGCCATCACGCCCCCTGCCTTCCGGCCGGAAAACGCGATGACGAGCACCGCGGGGTTCGCGCTGCGGCGGACCACGAGACCTGCCTCGGCGGCGTTCTCACGGAACGCCCGTGCCGTGTCCTTCGTCAGCGCCACCGTCGTGAAGTGCTCGGTGGCCGCGATGGCCGCCGCCGCAAGCTCGGGAGAGCGCGTAGCAGGGATGAATCGGATCGACATGCAGGGCTCCTTCGTTGCGACGTCTCTGCGTCGGTGAGCTAGTGTTATCCTACTTTCGGATAACGCGCAAGCCCTATCTTCGCTCAGACGCGAAGACGCGAGCGGAGCAGCCCGGAGACCTCGTGCACGGGCTTCGCCTGCTCGAGGACGATGGCGTTCTGCGCGGGCGTGAGCTTGCCCGGGTCGTAGCCGTCGGGCGGCGTGGCGATGAACGTCGGCGCGCGCTCGGCGAGCTGCATCGCGAGCTGCACGGCCTTCTCCCGTTCCTTCTCGCCGGGGTCGAGGTAGACCGTCCAGCGCCGCGGGCGGAGGTGCAGAAGCCGCAGCGTCTTCTCCGGGGTCGGCTCCTTCCCGAAGAGCGCGACGGCGTGAGGCCCGACCTTGACCGCGTCGATGGGCCCCTCGACGACGACGACGTGGTGGAACTGCGAGGCCCAATCGAGGTTGAAGACGACCGACGCAGCGCCCGTCGGGATGTCGTAGGGGTTCAGGGTCTTGCGGTAGTTGGTCTCGCGCTCCCACTGCTTGCGCGCCGCGCGGTCGAGGTGCGCAGGCGGGTCCCACGTGGCGCGGCCCTGCCAGTAGACGAGCCGCCCGCCCATGAACACGGGGAACACGACGTAGCGCGAGAGCCGGCCCTGGCGGCAGTAGCCGATCCGATAGTCGCGGATCATCGCGAGCGAGAGGCCACGTTGGCCGACGAGGTACTCGACCGCCTCACGGTGCATCGGCGCCGTCGGGTCCACCAGCTCGAAGCCGTAGGGGTAGGCGATCTCGGGCAGCTCTGTGAGCTGCGTCGGCGCGCTCGCGGGCATGCGCGCCACAGCCTGCAACGACGTCGGAGCGTCCCCTCCCGCGTAGCCGGAGAGCACGACGTCGAGTGCACCGTCGCGGTCCGTGCGCTCGAGGAGGGCGATCAGGTCGAGCGTGTCGCCAGTCTTCCCGCACCCCCAACAGATCCACGTCATCTTCGCCGGACCGTGGTGCCATCGGAGTCGATCGCTCCCGCACGCGAGGCCCAGCGGCGTCGGGCCCTCGTGTGGGAGCAGCCACTCGTAGCTCCTCGCCGACTTCGATTCCTTGTAGCCGCCGTGTCGCCGCGCGAAGGCGTCGGCATCGAACGCGAGCAACGCCCGCTTGACCCTGCTCTCCGCTTCGGGCGTGCGCGGGGTCATTCCTTCGCCTCGTAGGGCACGGCCGTCGTCGCCATGCGCATGCGCCCCAGCTCGTTCGTGATCGACCAGATCCGGTTGACGGCCGCGCTCCGGTGTCCCTCCCAGAACACGCGCATGAGGCCCTGCTCCATCTCCTCGTCGGTCGCGTTGAGCGAGCCGAACGAGTCGACGATGCGCACCTTCGCGTAGCTGTCGGCGACGTCACTCGACGTGAGGACGTGCTCCTTGGAGTGCGCACCCTTGGGCGGGCGCTGGGCCTGCCACGCGGTCCAGCACGCCATGCCCGTGTTGTTCACGAGCCGCTTGAGGTCCCGGGAGAACGCGAGCTGGTGCTGCGTCTCTGAGTCGACGCGGTCGCGCGAGCGCCCGATGTCCGCGTAGTCGAGGATGAGCAACTCGGGAACGAACTGGTGCGATTTCAGGTAGTGAAGCTCGCGCTGGATGTCGAGGATCGTCGTGTCCCAATCCGTCAGAGCGCGCACGACCATCAGGCGGCGGAGGTTCGCGTACTCCGCGGCGAGCTGCTGGTAGAGCTGCCAGTCGATGTCCCCGCGGCGCACCGCCGCGTACTGCTCGGTCGAGAAGCACGAGTCGTAGCGGGCCGACTGCTCGCCCTCGCGACCTTCCAAGATCACGTGCAGCGTCGGGCGCCGGTGAACGCGGGTCGCGTGGAAGCCCTGGTTCGTCAGCCACGTCGACTTGCATCGCTTCGCGTAGGCGAAGACGCTCCACACCTGCCCGTGCTGAACGCCACCGTCGGTGAGGTCGTCGAGCCCGCGGATGCCCGTCATGAACGCCTGCTGCCCCGCGTCGGCCTGCGCGCGGATGCGTTCGAGCTGGCGGTCTTGCAGCTCATCGAAGAGCCAAACGCGGGCCTCCTTCGCGAAGCCCACGTCGACGATGCGCTCCTGGGCGCGCGCCATCACGTCGTACGCCTCCGACCGCTTCCCGCTGTTGAAGAGCGCCGCGCTCGTCTGGTGCGCCTCGGCGAAGATGGCCTGCCTCACGAACTCGACGAGCTGGGCCTTGATCCAGGCGTCTTCGGCAACGACCCCCAGGGCGATGACGTGCTCGACCTCCGCCGCGAATCGCGCGCTCACGTTCGCGGGGAGCGAGCGCACCGCATGCCGGAGCACGAGGTCGGAGCACCGCTGCTGGTACTCCGCCGCGTGGGCCGAGATCACCTTGAAGATCCAGCCCAGCGCCTCGACCGTGAAGTGCCCGGCCTCGAGCCACTTCACGCACGACATCGCGAACGCGTCGTCCGTCTGCATGAGGCGGAGAAGAGCGCGCTGGAATCCAGCGTCGAAGGCGAACGGGACGGCCACTCGTGCTCCTAATAGCGGATAGCGGTCACCGCACCGCGGCGGCCGCTACTTCCTTGGGGAGCAGGTGCAGCCGGTTCGCCCGCAGCGCAACGACGTCCCACCCGTGCGACTGGTAGAGCCGCGCGGCACACCGCACCGCCTCGGGGCATGACGCGCACGTGCGAGACGCGGGATGGAAGCCGCCCGTGAACTCGTCGACCAGGCAGAGATCGAAGCGGCCGCGCGCGGCGTGCGGCGCCTTGGCGGCCTCCATGCCCCTCGTGAGCAGCCGCAACTCCTTGACCTGTTGCTCGTCCACGGTGCCGGCCTTGCGGGTCAGGCGCGCCGACGCGGCGGCCGAGAGCGTATGCCCGTGCCCGAAGTCCCGCCAGCGTGTGATCAACGTCGTGTCGCCCGCGAGCTGCCGCAGCCCGACGGGGTGACCCGCATGCTGGGCGGCATCCCACCGCCAGCGAAGGAACGCGAGCGGGTCGTCGGCGCCCAGCTCGCGGAAGCGGTCGAGGAAGCGTTGCGCCGCCTCGAGCACCTCCGGCCGGCGGAAGGTCGGCGGCCGCTGCCCCGTGCGCTCCTGCCTCAACCGATGAAACTCTCGAACCACGTCGCCGGCATCGACGTTCTTCGCCATCAGGTGACTCCTCTCGGCACGACCACGTTTCCTGCACCGAACTGCTCTCGGGCCATCTCGATCCTGCGCGCAGACTGTCGTCGGAGCATCCCGTGGTGTGCGTCCACGAAGTCGTAGATCCTCCCCACGGGCTTGCCCTCCGCCGCGGTGAGCGGGCGGAAGTACGACTGCATCATGCCCACGCCGTCGCTCCCTCCTGCCGCGTAGATGAGCGCCGCGGCGCGCGGGACATCGACGCCTTCGCCGATGACGGTCGTTCCGACGATGCAGCCATAGCGGCCAGCCAGGAAATCCGAAACGGCCTTCGACGTCAAGGCGCCCTCGCCGCCCTTCACGGTCGCCGAGTTGGGGATGCGCGCACCGAGAGCGTCCGCATGGGCGCGTCGTCGAGTGAGGACGATCGTCGGAACGCCCTGCTCACCGAGTTGCTGGGCGATGAAGACGACGAGGTCGTTGCGATCGCGGCTCTCGACGATACCGGCCTCGTAGGCCTCCTGATAGCTGTGCCCTCCCGTCGGCGCCCCATTCACGACCGAGAAGACAACACGGGGCCGCGCGAGCCAGCCGCCGGCCACGAGGAAGTCGACGGGGATCTTGGCGATCACGGTCGAGCACACCGCCTCCATCGCGAGCCGGTCGTCCCCGGTGCGGAAGTGCGTCCCGGTCCAGCCGTAGCGGTAGAAGGCGTTGACCGCGAGCTGGTTCACCCGATGGTACGAATCGGCGGCCGCGTGGTGGAACTCGTCGATGACGAGGAGCTGCCGCGTCGCCCACCACTCCGGGGGAAGCGCGAGCGCGCTGGCGACGGTCGCCACGACGATCTGCTTCGACGGGTCGCGCTCGGACGGGCGCACGTCGCCGTCGATGCGCGCGACGAGGTCCTCGCCCCAGATTTTTCGGAACGTGCGGTAGGTCTGCGCGACGATCTGCACGCTCGGCGCGAGGAAGAGCGTGGGGAGCGCGTAGGCATCGATCGTCCGCGCGGCCATCGCGGTCTTGCCCGACCGCGGGGGCGCGTCGATGACCCCCGTGCCGTAGGCGAGCGTCCGCCGGAACACGGCTTCCTGGTAGGGCCGCCACTGCATGCTGATCGCGTGCAGGGGGAGCTGGTCGCTGGGCTTCGCTCGCCAGTCCCGCACCCGGCCCGTGAGCCGGTAGTGCTTGGCGAGCGCGACGACATGCGGCACGAGCCCCGCCGCCACGACGTCACCGCGAAGCAGGGAGCCGTACCGCTGCCCTTCGTGGATGAAGAACCCGCCGAAGCGGGCGCCGGGCGCGGTCTCCGGCTCCACCGGGACCGCAAGGTGCACCGCGAGCGCCTCGAGAAACCACGTAGGCGCCTGCGTGATCCGGGCGAGGTTGTTGAAGCGGTCGACCAGCACACCGACCCGCGTTCTACGCGATAGCGCAAAAAACAACCCCCCGCGGAGATTGCCGGCTCGCGCGGGGGGCTGGGTCGTTAGACCGGAGACCAGAATCCTACTTGCACAACGGCCGGCTGTCGAGCCATCTTCGTCGGGTCACCTGACTGCCGGTGTCGGTGGTCGATTCTAGGGAAGAGCGTTCCTACAAGTCCGCACCCGGACCGACGAGCCCATCTGTGATCGGGTTGTGCGTCGGCGGGCAAGCGATCCAGCGCGGTAGACCGGAGAGGCAGGGACCAAGTGCGAGGCGACGCCCTGTCTGGAACAGCACCCTAGGCCGGACACCTATACAGCGAGACGCCGATCGGAGCCCGGGAAGGGTGAGGTCATCGCTGGTTTGCTCTCCCGCTTCTCCTTCGGAGATCAGGGATCTCTGCTCTCTCGCGAGAGCAGAGATCCAGAGCCGAAGGCTAGGGCCTCGTGCGCCCTGAGCCCGGATTTCCAGCCCTGCGCCGGGCTATCCTCTATGAAGCCAGCATGCCCAAGAGACCCCCGCACCCGGTAGACCTGCACCCGCTTCTCGGGGCTCTCGACGATGACGGGTCGGTGACCGGGATCTTCGACGAGTACGACGAGCGGCTCCGCAGCCCGCAGCCCGGCCCCCTCGTCTCCCGGTTGACCGAGCCCGTCCGCCCCGAGGATGTGATCCTCGACGACGTCGGCCTGCCGCCGACCATCTACTGCGATCACTGCGGTCACGTCGGCGGGCACGCGCACGACTGCCCGGAGACCGCGATGGAGCGCGCCGCGCACGAGGAGCGCCTCGAGCAGCTCGCCGAGGTCGCCGAGCAGCGGTCCTCGATCCGCTATCTTCTGCGCAAGGCGGCCGCCGCAGCTCTCCGACGTCTGGCGCGCCGCGTAGCAGGCGAGTAGGCCTACCCGATGAAGAACGACGACATGGTGCTGACGCTCCTCGTGGGCGCTGCGTTCGCTGTGCTGGTGTCGCACTGCGATGCCCGTGCGCAGGCTCCAGAGGCATGGGAGGGCGTGAGCCCGGTCCTCGCGCTGGCGAGGATCTGCCGACACGAGGCGGGCTTCCCCGCGAGGGTCCGCGGCCAGTGGGATCACGGCGACGACTGCCCCGCGATCCATGCGGTCATCGTCCGCGTGCAGCGCGCGATGGAACGGGCGGAAGCCCGACGCGGGCGACCGCGCGTGGTGCCCTATGCCGAGGTGGTCTCCCGCTACTCGCGGGGCAGCGTGTTCGACCGCGCTCGCCGGGACGCAGCGTGCGACGTCGCATGGCTCGAAGAGGACGACTCCGAGCCCGCCTGCTGGCGCGCGGGCGTGCCCTGGTCCCGCCGCCGTGAGGCGTGGCTCGCCCTCCTCGAGCACGCGCACGACATCCACGCGGGCCGCGTGGGCCACCGCTGCCCCGAGCCGCCGCTCCATTGGGGGTGCGGCGAGGAGCAGACGCGGCGAGGGTGCGGGGACGCAGCGCGAGCGGCTCGCGCGGGGTGGGAGAGGCTCTCGTGCGGTCGAACCGACAACTGGTTCTACCGCGCCCCGGTCACACCCACGCCTGTCGCGCCACCAGGGTGATCGGCGGCCACGAGAGGGGATCTCGCTCGCGCCGGAGCAGGTCGTCGATGAGCTTCTGCCGCAGCTTGGAGCGCAGCACGCCGCCGGCCCAGAAGTAGGGCCCGCCGAGGAGCTGGTCGACGTAGTAGGGCGCGATCCCGTCGCGGACCTCGAGCCCTGCGGCGCGGTAGACGTGATGGACGAGGACCACGCTGGCGACCCATGCCTCCATCTCTCGATCGATCCTGCCCCAGGCGGGGAAGATCGGGAGGAGGAAGAGAGGCACCAGGGCGAACAGGAAGTAGAGGGGCCACCAGAGCAGCCCGAGGAACCCGAGCAGGCCGAGGGGCGCGAGGATCTGCGGGAAGCCGTACGCGAGTGCCTGCCACACGACCCCGCCGGGCCGCTTGGCCTGGTCGATGTGCACGATCTCGTGCGCGAGGACCGTCCAGCCGTTCTCCGTCCCCCACCAGCTCTTCGGGATCCAGATCCGTCCGAGCCCCGCCGTCGCGTAGCCCGTGAGGAACTTCGGGTTCCAGAGGAACATGAGGGTCACGTAGTAGAGGGCGGGCATCAGGATCGACTTGTCCTTGTCGATGATCTTCGCGCCCCGCCGCTCCACTTCCGCCACCAGGGCGTCCCAGGCCCGCTTGTCCTTGTCCTTGTCCACGAGAGACCTCCTATGGAATCGAGCTGAGCAGGTAGACCGCAACGACCTCGAGCGCCACGACAACGACCGCCCCGGCGGCGGCCCAGAGAGCCGGGTGCCGCCACCAGGCATCCCGCTCGGCCTCCGCCTCCCTCGCGCGCCGGACGGCGGCCTCGAGCGCGGAGACCGCAGCGGCGGCCTCCTGCTCTGCCAGCTCGACCTCCCGCGCCCGAAGGGCGTCCCGCTGCTCTGCCAGGGCCGCCCGCTCCTCGAGCAAGCGAACGTGGCGCGCGTAGGCCGGCAGCAGCTCCAGGCGGCCCAGCATGCACCGGGCGAGGTCGCCGTGGAACCAGAGGCCCAGGATGCCCCCGTGGGCGAGCTGGGCGCGCCTGGGCGCCTCCAGATCGGGCGCGCACGGGGCTTCGACCGTCTCGGGTGGCGGAAGGCTCTGAGCGGCTCCTGGGGCCGCCCAGAGCAGGGCGGCGAGGGCGAGGCTAGTAGCCGAGGCGAGCGAACTCGGCCTCGAGCTGATCGTCGGGAACATCGGGACCTCCTACGTGGAGATCCAGGATCTTACGCTGACTCTCGGCGATCTGGGCATCGAGCTGCTCGATCTCCGCCGTGACGGCCCCCGTCTGCGCGGCGATCTCCTCTCGGCGGGCTCGCAGCTCGCGGACCTTGGCGACCCCTTCCGAGACCCGAGCGGCGTCCGCCGAGTCGGCGAGCTGGCGGCGCTGGTAGACGATGACCCCCACGAGCCCCGCGAGCACGGCGAGCGCGCCCGCGAGGAGGCCCCACCACCGCCGGAGCCAGGCGCCGACCTTCTCGTACCAGCTCACGGCTCCTCGCCGGCTCCAGCCCTCGCCGGTGGCGAGGACGCCCGGGCCGCGGGCTGCCCGAGCAGCCGCTTCGCCGTCGCCACGATCCCGTCGTACCCGACCTTGCACACGACGCCGGCCAGCGTGCCGGTCTCGAGCGCACCCGCGAACTCGAAGCCCTCCTTCGAGAGCCCGTCGGGGATCGGGAGCACGGGGTAGCCGGCGAGCGCGGCGCAGCCTGCGGCGAGCCCGATGAGCAGGCCCGCAAGCACGGGGTGCGCGGGCAGGGTGACGTAGTAGGCGCCCCGCCATCCGTGGTCCCCGGCCTTCGCCTTGATCACGCGCTTGGCGATCTCGCCGAGGGTCCCGAGGGTGAGCGCGAGCACGATGATCGTCGGGCTCGCGAGAAGGTCCGTCCAGACTCCCATGCTGTCCTCCACTCAGGGCACGTACGCGTTGACGAGGTTGAGGTCCTGGCCCGCCTCGTTGAACCCGCGACCGGCCGCGCCCGAGCCGTTCGCGTCGATGTTCCCGCTCGGGCACACGTTGCCCATGATGAGGTGGTTGGCCGTGCTGAACCGGACGAAGACGTTGGGCCCTCCCGCGGTCAGCAGGCCCGTGCAGTTGGTGACGCGGATGCGGATCGCGGCGACGAGGTCGGCGAAGTTGCCCGCGGTCGCAGTCGTCGTCGAGTGCTCGCAGTCGTCGATCGAGATCCCGGTGGGGGTGCCCGCCGACTGGAACGCGTAGCCGCCGCAGTCGCGGAAGATGGTGCCGCGCATCCAGACTCCGGTCTGCGTCCCGGCGCCGTCGATGAAGATCGTGCGGGAGTTGGCCGAGTTGCTGGCCCAGCTCTCGAAGAGGGTCCCCTCGATCCTGACGTCCTGCACGTCGTCGAGGCGAAGCGCGCCGTACCCCGCCGCCGGGGCGATGACCGCGCCGAAGCCGGCTTCCTGGCCGAGCAGGGTCCCTCCGCGGATCGTGAGCCGCGAGCAGTCGTCGAGGTTCAGCGCGCGGACGCGCGTGACGCCCGCCGCCCAATCGGTGCCCTGGATGTTCCGCAGCTCGCCGAACGTCGAGCCGCCCGTGAGGATGACGCCGTCGAAGCGCCCCGAGCCGCCGCCCGCGGCGTTGCCGCAACCCACGAAGGCGAGCGAGTCGAGGAGGAAGTGATCCGTGTCGTCGAGGCGCACGCCGCCCGCGTCGAGCGACGTCGAGAGGGCGAACCGACAGTCCTCTACCCGCACGTGGGCCCCGTCCTCGACGCACACGGACCAGCCCGTGCCGTCCGTGGTGCCCGTGCCGCCGTCGACGGCGTGCGTGCCGTTGCTCGACGCGTCGTCGAACTGGCAGCCCGCGATGAGCCAGTCGAAGGGCGACGCACCGTTGTAGGTGCGGCCGTCGATCGCGTTCTCTTCGGTGCCGTGCGAGATCACGCAGTCGATGACGCGGAAGCGTCGCGCGCAGCGCGCGTCGATGAGGGCGACCGAGCCCGTGTAGACGGCGCTCGTGCGCCCCGTGATCGTGCAGTTGCGGATCTCGAAGCCGTTGACGCTGTCGATGCCCGGAACTCCGGCGCTCGCGGCGCGCAGCACGAGCTGGCAGCTCGTGAGCTGGCAGTGCTCGATCACGCCCATCTCGCGCTCGGTGGGACGCGAGCCCGTACCGTCGTCGTTGTAGAGCTGGATCCGCCCCTTGACGGTCGAATGCGAGATCCGGCTCGACCGCGCGTCCGCCGCGCGGATGGCGAAGCCCGCGTCGACGGCGGGCGTCGACTGCTCGATCGTGCACCCGATGATCTCGACCGCTCCCGTCGAGCTGAACATCCCGCGGCCGCCCGCGGTGGTGCCTGTCCAGAGCACCTCGAGCCCCTCGAGCGTGAGCCTCGACGAGGACGTCGACGAGACGCTCACTCCGTACTCGCTCACTGCGAGCGCGGCACCGTCGATGGTGATCCGAGGCCGCCCGTAGACGCCCGGGTTGGCCTGTGCGTGGGTCGTGCCAGCTCGGATGGTCACGTGCAGCGGCTCGCCCGTGCCGCCCGCGAGGGTCTTGGGCCCCGAGAGCAGGTAGCCGTTGCCCGCGATGCCTCCGTGCACGACGATCGTGATCTTCTCGGCGCGGTTCGCAGCGGCGAGGCCCGCGACGTGCGCGAGGCACGAGTCGAGGCCCGTCGAGCCGTTGAAGTCGCCGAAGGTCGAGACGCCATCGCCGACGCTGTAGGTGATCGTGTCGACGGTGCGCAGGCTCTTGGTTGCGACGCCGAGCGCGTCGGCCGGGTCGTGCGCGGAGTAGACGCGGGAGAACCAGTCCCAGCGTGCGTCGTCGCTCGCGCCCTTGAGGTCTTGGATCTGCCGCGCGAGGGCGCGCAGCACGGGGTAGACCTCGTTGAGCCCGACCGAAGACGAGCCGCGAGCGGTCGATCGGCTGAAGTCCGCCATCCCGCCGGAGCCCGTCTGCGTCGTCTGCCGGTACGGGGTCGTGCCCTCGAACGCGAAGGTGCGCGCGTCCGTGATGTTCCCGCTGACGATGGTCGCGCCGCCCCACGCGACCGTGGCGAGCGTGATCCACTCCGAACTAGGCGCGCCAGAGAGCCGCAGCTCGATGGCGGGGAGCGCCCGGGTGTCCGTGGCCGCGATGAACTCGCTGTTCGCCCCGTCGTCCCAGAAGGCGCGGTTGTCGTTCGCCCCGTCGGTGTAGACGTGGCGCATCTCGACCGTGTACGTGCCCACCGGCTGCCCCGAGAAGTCGAGCGTGTAGCTCGCGTTGCCCTCGAGCGTTCCGTCCATCCCGTCGCCGCCGATGAGCTGCCCTGCGTCGTTGCGAGCGCCGAGGTTCTCCGCGCCGATCGCGAACGAGAGGGGGTTCGCGCCGCCCGGGTCGAGGCGGACGATCACGGTCGCGTCGGGAACGCTCTGCGCCTCGACCGCGAAGCCTCGGATGACGTAGTTGAGATAGTCGGGAGGGCTCGCGGGGTTGGGCCCGAGCAGGATCCCTCGAGCCGTCCGCCGGAACTCCCCGAGGACGAGGTAGCTGACGGCCGTGAGGTCGGGGAGGTCGACTCGCTCCTGGGGAGAGAACTTCGGGATCTGCATCAGAGCCTCGTTCCGAGCCGGACCTGAACGCCGGCCATGCGCACCTGGTCGAGAAGGCACCGCGCCGTGAAGAGCGGGTCCGAGAGGTAGGCCCAGCGGTCGGCCTGACCTACATCCTGCACCACCGTCTCGTCGGCCGCGAGGTAGTGGGCCTCGACCGCGCCGTAGTCGACGATCACGGCGGTTCCTGCGGCCCCGGGCGACGTGCCCATGGTGATGGTCGGGCCGAGGAAGGTGCCGCCCGGGTTGAAGTAGTTGGTGAGGCCATCGCGGAAGCCCCGGCGGGTCAGCGGGGTGTCGGCGTAGACCCCGATCACGTGGTTGACGTCGTAGTCCACGTCGACCGTGGCGAGCCCCGTCGTGAGCGCGGGCTCTCCCCCGTTCAGCACGAAGCGGCCGCGGATGTCGGTGGACAACTCGATGTCGATCTCGACGAAGACGACGAAGGGCTGCGACGTGGTGCGTTCACGGATCGTGAACGAGGTGTCGTTGCCGAAGAGCGCGGTGAGGGTCTCTTTGAACGCGTGCGCCGTGCTCTTCGGCAGGTAGGCGACCGCCTTGATCACGCGGCGGTACGCCTCGGCCGTGAGGCCGGGGCAACGGTGCATCCCGACGTTGCGGCCCACGACGTCGAGGTCCGATCCGAGGGCCGTGCGCACGAAGAACCCGCGGCGTAGCACGTCGAGCGCGCTCGTGTTGGCTGCGAGGTCGAGCACGAGCGAGCCGGCCTTGTGGGCCTTCGCCGTGGTGTTCGACGCGCCGCGCGTGAGGGTCGTGAACTGGAAGGGGTAGCGGCTGCGCCGCGTGTCCGCGAGGATGACCTCGCCGTTGATCAGGAACCGCGCGTTGCCCGCCGTGCCGCCTGCCTCGTTGTCTTCCCACTCGCCGAAGCCGATCGTGGACTCCACGAGCGCGCCCGTGACGTCGTCGGCGGGGAGGTCCTCGGTGAGCCGGGTCATGGCGCGCCCCGCGATGCGGTCGTCCTCGCCCATGATCGCGTCGAGGACCGCGCGCAGCAGTCCTCGGGGCGTCGAGGGCGTCGAGGAGCCTACGGGATCTGCTTCATCGGCCGCGGTCGGCATCACCCACCTCGCAAGATCCGCGGGCCCGTGTCCCACTTCGGCGCGAACTTCGATCGAACCTCGAGCACCTTGCGGCGGTAGGCGAAGGCACGGGCTGCGACGACGTCCTCGAGCACGTTGCTGTCACCGCCGGATGTCGTGACCCGCACGTGGTAGAGGCCCCGCTCGACGGCGGGGGTGCCCACGTAGCAGCGCGTGCGCTGGACGTCGTAGCGCGGGTCGAAGATGTAGCAGGGCGCCACCGCCGCGTAGGTCCCGGGCCCGCCGAGCACCAGCTCGACGACCATGGCCTCGTCGAAGTTGGTCCCGTGCACCACCAAGATCGACCCGCCCTCCTCGTCGATGACCGCGGGAGAGACGAGGCTCGCCGTCGGGCCGGGCTCCGAGCGCACGGTCGAGATCGTCGGGGGCGGGAGGATCGTCCCCGTGCCCCACGGGCTGCCCGAGCCCCACGGTCCGATGCCCCACGTCATACGAGCCTCTCCCCGAGAAGGAGGTGCGTCGAGATCGCGCCGGACCAGTTGGGGGTGGTCGCGATGGCCGCGGGCGACGGGTTGATCTGCGTCTGCGAGTAGTAGCACCAGCGGCCACCGCCACCCGAGTCCCACACCTTCTGGTCGTAGTAGACGGCGTGGGGGCCGCCCAGGTCGGGCCAGGGGTTGAACGACTCGGTCGTGCCGAGATCAACGAGGTTGGTGGTCTTCGCTGCCATGGCTCCTCACGTCGGGGTCGTCGCCCCGTCCCATCGTAGCCAGTAGCCGCCGGCCTGCGCCATCAGCGTGAGCGACTGCGCCGTGTCCCGGTTCGCCTGCGCACCGGACGCGGAGATCGCGCGGATGAAGCGGGACTCGCCCTTGATCTCTCCGATGGGAGAGATGTAGCCCCACGGCGTGTTCTGCGTGCCGGGGTTGCTGATCGCGGCCGCGCCGTACCACACGGGCTGGAGCAGATCGATGTCGGCACCGTCGTAGGGGTTCACGGTCCCGCCGTTGAGCAGGATGTCCTCCTGCGAGCCCGCGTAGGTGGGCCGGAGGATTCCGTACCGCTGAGCCGCGTCGTCGCGGGGCGCGCTGCGAGATGGCCGTCCGAGCGGACCTCCGTTCGCCTGCGTGATCGTCGGAGAGCTGCCCACGCCCGCGTCGCCGTAGGAGTGAAAGGGCACGTAGTAGGACGCGAGCACGCTCGAGGCTGCGAACGGCGTCAGATAGCAGCCGGGCGACCAGAGGATGTAGGGGTCTGCATCGCCGGCTTGGGGGTTCTCGAGGCAGTCGTAGAAGAAGCCTCCCTGGATCACGCCTGACGAGTCACGCAGGTAGCAGGCGAAGGCCCAGCCCTCGTCCGCGTCGCCGATGATGTAGTCAGCGCGAGTGATCGTGGCGCCGCCGCCGAACGAGTGCCCGGTCATGCCCGAGCTTGGACGCCGCTCGCCCATCACCAGGAACGCGTCGGTGCCCGTGGGGGCCACGTCCGCCGCATGCGCGCCGTCGTCGGTACCCGTGAACGTGCCGCCGCGCGAGTAGCTCACGGACACGAGGTCGGTCGCGATGTTCCAGTCGCTGTGCTGCCAGAGCAACTGACGGCCATCGGGGGCCTCGATGAGCCACCACGCCCGGTGGTTGGTCACCGCGCCGGCCACGGGCTCGGTCGTGGTCGAGTACGTCGTGAGCACATCCCCGACGGCGGAGTAAGTGCCTCCCGAGCCGTCGCCCGAAGAGAGCACGGTCCAGCCCGCGGTCTTCAGCTTCTCCTTCAGCTCGTACAGTGCGCGCTGCGAGCCGTGCGAGTTGTTGCAACTGAACGTGAAGGCCATCGGAGTCTCCTCAGAAGGTGGGAATCGTAGTGCCGTCCCAGGGGATGCTCACCATGCCGATCGCGAGACGAGTCCGATCCTGGTTGAGCCGCATGGCTCCGAGACGACGCTGGTTCTCCATGAAGAGCCTCGACTTGCCCTTGAACCCGCGCTGCGTGGTGTGCGTCGCCCCTCCCCGCCAGTAGATGACCGGCAGCCCGGAGAACGCCTCGCCGTCGGCTCCCTCGCTCATGCGGTCGAGCGAGCGCGGGACCACCGTTCCGACCGCACCTTCCTGGCAGCCCCAGACGCAGATCGGATGCGTGGTGAAGGTCGCGCCGGTGAGGCCCTTCTTGTACCAGCCGCGCATGCAGCCGGAAGTCTGACTCGCCGTCCGCTCGCCGATGAGCCCCGACGACGTTTGGATCGCGAACTGGTAGCTGTCGTTCACGAACTGCGTGCCGACCACCGCGGGGTCCGCGTCCGCTCCTTGCGTCTGCGTGAGCACGTCGAGGCACAAGACGGTCTCGTAGCCGGGGAAGCTGTAGTTGTTGTAGTCGATGCCCGATCGGCACCCGAAGAAGAACGAAAAGCCCTCGGTCGTGTCGCCCGCGACGATGTCCACCGCGCCGATGCCGGGCCCGCCCGAGTACGAAGGCACGCGCAAGAAGGCCGTCGTGCCCGCGGGGTCGTTGGTGAGCGCCTGCGAGTCGGTGGCCGTCGGGAGCGCCGTCGCGCTCGGGCTCCCGCCCGTGAACCCCGTGCCGTTGGACGAGTAGCGGATTCTCCAGTCGGAGTAGTCCGCGGTGACGAGCTTGAAGAGGAACGAACGCCTCGGGGACGCACCTGAGGGCTGACGAAGCTCGAACCACGCGTCGGCGAGGTCGAGCGTGCCCGCGTAGGGGCCTCCAGGAGCGTGCGCATCGCCCGCGGCTGAGTAGACGCCGCCGGAGCCCGTGCCCGAGCGCGCGACGCTCCAGCCGGCCGCCACGAGGGCCTCCTTCAGCATCCAGATCGCCTCGCCCGGCGTGGCGGGAAACTGGTTCGGTGTGACAGTCCAGGCCATCAGATCGTCTCCCCGTAGACGCGCAGGTGCACGCCCTGGCACCGCGCGTCCTGCGCAGCCCCGCCCGCCGCGAGCGTGAACTCGTACCAGTCGCTCGCGGCGACCGTGTAGGCCGCCGTGATCGCCGTGTTGGCCGGCGCCCCGGTGGCCGTGAAGATCGCGACCTGGGTGCCCCCGGTGAAGCGCCGGATCCGCAGCTCGGCGGTGTCACCCCCTCCCGAGGTCGCACCGAGCATCGCGCGGCTGTCCCCCGAGATCACGCTGCCGTTCGAGAGCCAGATCATGCCTAGCGACAGCTCGGTCGTGCCCGTCTGCTCTCCGGTGAACGCGAGGTGATGCAGCTCCGGCGTGCGGGGCACGTCGACGTTCACGATCATCTCGGTCGTGCTGATAGCGTGCCCGAGGGCCTGCGTGAACGCGCTCGTCGCCGTAGGCAGGGTCGACGTGTACTGCCCCGCTGTGCCGCCGAGGTAGACCGTGCTGCCCGTCGTGAGGCCGGACAGCCCGCTCACGTAGCCCTGCATGAGCACGAGCGCGTAGACCGTCGCCCCGTCGCCGACGCCGCCGACGAGCACGACGCCGATCGCAGGCAGGCCGTTCACGTCACAGCTCGCCTTGCCGATCGTGGTCGCGCTCTGCGGCCGCACGACCTCGCCCGCGACCAGCGTCACGCCGTTCGCGATGAGGTACTCGCGGATCGTCCCCTGGGCGTAGAGGCGCCCGCCCTTCGTGATCAGGGTCTCGCCCGCAGAGCCAGCTCGGTGCGCGAGATCCGCCACCGTCGAGCCGGCTGTGTTCGTACCCGGGCGCCAGAGGAGTCGCCCGAGGTTGTTCGTGTCGACGGGGTCCGAGCCGACGTTCGTCGTGTAGCCCTCGTGGCTCTTGATCGTGGTGCCGGTGCCCCCGCCCATGCGGATCGCGCTGTAGCCGATGATCGTGAGGGGGCTGCCGCTTTCGCCGATGTCCACGATGCCGAGCGAGCCGTCGATCGTCAGGGCGTTGGCGCCGTTGATCTCCGACATGATCGGGTTCGCGTTCGTCGCGACCGAGATCACGACGCCCGCGCCCGTCCCGCTCGAGGTGTTGACGAGCAGGCCGCGCCCTGCGCCCGTGGTGGCGATCAGGGCTGCGTCGCCCGAGCCGAGGTGCTGGATCGAGAGACCCTCGCCCGTCGCGTTCGCCCCCATGAGGATCGACGCGCCCGTGCCGGAGTCGCCGGCCGGCGTCGGGGCGCGCTCGATCTGAAGCGCGTGCATCGGGCTGCCCGCGCCGATGTTGGCCTCCAGCTTCAGCACGTAGGCATCGCCGGGCGAGCCGCTGCCCTGGGCGATGAGGATGCCGCCCGCGACGCTCTGTGTGATGTCGGTGCCCGCGTCGTAAGCATCTTGGAGAGTGCCTCCGCCCCCACCGCCGCCACCACCCGGGCCACTGACGATCGTGGTGCCGGACCGCATGAGGTATTCGCCATCGACGACAGCGCCCATCGTCAACGTCGTCGGGCCCGCGGTCTCTCGGAGGCCCCGGGCCTGGACCACCGTGACCGCCTGGGAACCAGTGCCCGGCCCCGCGGTCGCGTCGCCCGTGAGCTGGTTGATCCCGCTCGCCATGGACACGAGGGCGGCCCGCACAGCGCGGAGGATGGTCTCGACGGGGTTGCCCCAGCCCTGCGCGCCACGCTGCCCCGTCTCGCCCGCCGCGGGGATGTGCCACGCGTAGGGCGCCGCGAACGCCACGGACACGAACTGCTCGTCGGAGTCGACGAGCTGGGTGCGCCCGGCGTCGGAGAACACCTTGAGGCGCAGCAGGTAGGTGCCTGCGACGTCGGGGGTGAACTGCGGCGTGGCCGACGTCGTCGACGTCAGGCCGGTCGCGGAGCCCGGTGGCTTGTAGAGCAGCTCCCACTCCCAGCCCAGGATGCCCGTGTTGTCGAAGTTGCTCGCCGTGAAGGCGACGCCGAGAAACGCGTTCGCGCGCTCGATCGAGCCGGTGGTCGGCGAGACGCCGTCGTGGAGTACGATCAGGGCTGACATCGGGGCTCGCTCAGGTGAGGGTGATCGAAGCGGAGACGACGCGCGCGACCTGTGCGCGCAGGACGATCTGGTCGGCGGCGGGGGAGGAGCCCGTGAGGCTCGTCAAGCGGAAGTTGAACATGCCGGCCACACCCATCGCCCGCTCGATCAGCTCGGAGACGATGACGTGCTCTCCGATGCCCAGGCCGTTGATGTAGTCCTGGATCGCGCTGCGGACGCCCTGGATGACGACGGCGGGGTCGTAGTCGTCGAGGACGCTGACCTGCGCGACGACGCTCTGATAGAGCGTCTGCGGGGCGAGGACCTGGATCTGGACGCCGTGTCCGCGCACGCCTGGAACGCGAGCATCGGTGGGGTCGCCCTCGATGACCCGCTGCGTCTCGGCGATCAGGCCCGTGTAGAAGCGATACTCCGCCCGCGCGGAGTCGGTCGCGCCGAGGCCCGTCGGCCAGCTCCCCACGAGCAGCTCGATCTGACCCGTCGAGGGGTTCAGCTCGTAGTCGGTGCCACGCACCTGCGTCACGAAGCCAGAGCCCGAGTCGATCTCGAGGACGAAGCTCCCGTCATCGCGGATGGGGCGGTCGTTCGTGAAGAGGTCGACCTCGCCTCCCGTCGCCGAGACGACGAACGTGTCGGGGGCCCCGATGTAGGACGAGTCGTAGGTCTCGACCGCGCCCGTGCCGTCGTCGATGTAGAGCTGGAGCTGGCCCGACGGGATCACGGGCTCGAAGAGCTTGGCGAAGCGCACGCGCCGCCCGTCGCCGAGGATGACCGCGCGCGCGAAGCTCTCGACTGCCGCAGGCGTCGCGCGTGAGAGGCCGCGCACGAACGCCTTGATCCTCGCACGGAAGCTCGCATCCGACTCCCGGTCGACCCCGGAGGTGACGTCGGCCGGGTTCGTGACTCCGGTGACTCCGGGGATGCGGGTCACGAGCGCGTTGATCTCTCCCGCGGCGACGTTCGGGCGTGTGCCCGCGACCGTGGCGATCACGGGGATCGCCGCCGACGTCGTGTTGCCCGCGAGGATGGAGCCCGCCGCGGTCGTGCGGAACCGGATCTGCCCCTGCGCGTCGCTCGCCGCGAACTGCGAGCCCGCGGGGATCACGATGGCCCCCGTGGTGCCGGGGCGGCTGGCGACGATCGTCGACGTGGCGAAGAGCGCGGCCCGCCGGCTCACGAGCCCGGGGACGATCTCTTGCGCGCGCTCGTCGAGGTCACTGCCCTGCGCGTCGTCGATCGAGAAGAGCTTTCGCAGCCGGGCCATCTGGACGTACTGCTCCGCGTCCTCGTTCGCCGCGGCCGCGAGCACGTGGAACAGGGCGGAGTTGCGGAAGAGGCCCGCGAGCCGCGAGCGCGCGACGGCGCGCGCCACCATCTCGCGGAGGATCTGCGTTCGGTTCCTGGGCTGAAAGAGGGGCATCTGTCACTCTCCGCTCGAAGCACGGCCGAAGGGGAGCACCAGCGTGGCGCCCGGCCGCCGGCCGCGCACGACGGGCGTGACCTCCTGCGTCAGGACGTCCCCGTCCAGCACCACCCGGGACGACTCGATGCCCGTGATCCGCGGGTCCGCGAGGATCCCCTCGCGGAGCACGATGGCGCTCAGCAGCACGTGCTGCGCTGTGCCCTTCACCCCGACGTTCCGGCGGATGCCGAGGTCGGGGATGAACTGCGTGGTGCCCAGCTCGGTGTTGATCGTGATCTCCGTGCCCTGCACGACGTTCGCGATGCCTCCCACCAGTTCGGCGTCGTAGCCCCCGCGGACCTCCTCGACCCGGAGGTCGAACAGCTCCCCGTGCTCGTGCGGCGTGAGCGCGAAGTCGACGCCGTAGAGGGCCTCCTCGGGCGTCAGGTAGTCCACCGCGCCGCGACCCGCGCTACCGCTTCGTGGCGCCGCCGCGGGCACGAGGAGCCGGTCTCCCTCGCCCGCGAGGCCCGGGCCGCCGCCCGGGACGATGTAGGGCGCGAGGAGGTTGTTGATCAGGGCGACGGCCTCGGGAGTCGTGCCGTAGCGGCTGGCGATGCTGTCGAGCGTGTCGGTGCGCCGGACCTCGTGGATCTCGTAGCCCCGGCCCGAGGCGACATCGAGGCCCGCGAGCCGACCATCCGAGCCGAGCGCCGCGCGCGTCCGCGAGCCCACCGTTGCCCCGCCCGCGCCCGGGGCGGACCCGCCGCCCGAGGAGTCGACGTCCGAGGTTCGCACCCGGCGCTCGCCCTGGAACAGCTCGGCGATCTGCTCGGCGCCGACCTGCATGAAGCGGTCGTCGTAGAGGGCGATGCGGTCGATGGCCGCCTCGAGCCGTCGGATCGACCGCGCGTTCTCCGTGAGCACGCCGAAGTTGGAAGTCGCGACCGCGTCGATGAGGTCGTCGCCCGCGCGCGTGAGCATGTCGGTCGTCGTCGCGACGAGCTGGAGGGGATAGTTGATCAGGCCCGCCGCCCCGCGCACGAAGTTGCCCACGGCGTTCAGCACGCTCGCCGCCTGCACCATGACCGTCTGGATGTTCCCGACCTTGCGCTTGATCTCGCCGATGTTCGCCGTGACCTCCGCGAACGCGGCGCGCGCGTCGTTGAAGGCCTCGTTGATGTCGCGCACGGCGTTGTCGAACCCGTCGGTGGGCGCCGCGGTCCGGCGCAGGCCGCTCACGGTGGCTTCGGCCACCGCAGTCATCGTGATCCGGTACTTGTAGTGGACCCTGCTCTGCGCATCGCGGGGCGTCTCGAACTGCCGCGGGACGACGACGAAGTGATCATCGTCGCGCAGCGCGTGGAAGATCAGCCGGATGTTGGGCGCCTTCGCGGGGTCCTTCTTGAGCGCGCTGTAGCGGCGGAACAGGTTGCGGAGCTTGTTGAAGTGCTCCGTCCCCGTCATCGCCTGGCCGGCGCCCTGGGCGCCCTGGAACCCGCGGGCCGTCTTGGGGGAGAGGCCGAAGGTCCCCTCGAGCCGGATCTCGCGCGTGATGATGCCGGTCTCCTCGGCCACGACCTCGTCACCCTGCCCGGGGGTGAGATCGGCCTGGAACGGCTCGCCGAGGGTGTAGCTCGTCGGGTTCAGGACGAGGACGTGGACCTCGATCGGCGTGTTGGGCGAGGTGATGTCCAGCAGCTCGAACACGTAGCCCTGGCGGTAGCCCTCCCGCAGCTCCGAGATCGACGCCTCCGACCCGTCCGGGCCCCGGAGGGTGAATCGCTGCGCGTCGGGGCTGGCCGTCGGGGTGACCATGGGGTGAGCCTGTCAGCTCCGCTTGGTCTTGGCGAGATCCGAGAGGAGCGTCTCGGCCATCGACGGCATGGTGGTCACGGGGGCGCCCGAGACGCCCGTGACATTGACGGTCGAGGGCCCGGGGAGCGTGACCAGGAAGGTGCCGGGGAGGTGGGTGTGCGCGTCGACGTAGGCCTTGACCTGGTCGTTCACGTAGCTGCGGAACGAGTCGCCGAGCACGAGCCGCTCGGTCGCGCCCTCGCCGAGGTCGATGCGGAGCTGCCCGCCGTCCTTCCACACCTCGAGCACGTCGTCGTCGTCGCCGAGCGCGACCGTGAACCGCTGCCCCTCCTTCACCCGGATGCGGACCTGGCCGTAGCCCGTGTCGGAGGCGTCCTCGGTCGCGCCGTCCTCGTAGGCGCCCACCGTGTCGATCAGGACGTCGCCCTGTTCGTTCACTCGCAGCTCCGCGCCCTGGTGGTGGACGTAGAACTCCCCGCGACGCGGGTGTCCTCGGGTGCCCGCGTCGCCCTCTCGCCACCCGTCCCCCGTCTCGACGAGGCGGTTCGTCTGCTCGTGGGTGAGCGCGCCCACGATGAGCGGGTAGTCGATGCGACCCTCGATGAAGTCGAGGAGGACCTGGTCGCCGTCGACGTTCCCGAGCGGGGTGATCTCCCCGACGGGCGTCCCGCGCCGGCTATGCGTGCGCGAGAGGTTCAGCGGGTGCCCCTCCTCGACGACGTCCCTCGTGGTGCCCTTCGGGATCCAGAGCCCGTGCGCGTTGTTCACGCCGTGCGCGCGTTGAAGCACCTGTGCGCCGCGGATCACGATGCCGCTTCGGACGAGAAGCACGTCGCATTCGACGCTCAGGCCGCGGATGTTGTCCTCGTCGCCGACGACGCGTGCCTCGAGAACGACCGCGCGGAAGGGCCTGTCCCTCGGGTCGAACCGCGGCACGTCGGCGCGCGGGCGCGCGTCGATCCCGCTCTGAATCACCGCCCCCGACTGCGTCTTCCGCGGCTCGTTCCGTGCGACCATCTCACACCCCTGCGTTCTCGAGCCCTTCGATCGGGTCGATGTAGCCCGAGTCGTCGCCGATCGGGTCGCCGCGTTCCAGCGCGGTCCCGGTGAAGGAGTCCTCCGCTGCCGGCGGCGCGTTGCCACCCTCGTCGGTGTTGGGGACGACCAGCGGGTCGGTCATGCCACCTTCCTCGACCGCCGGGGAGTCGGGTGCGCGGTCGTCCGTGGTGCCGTCCCGCTCGGCTTCCAGCGTGCGCTGCTCGGGCGCGATGGTGAAGTCGTCCCCCTCGACTGCGACCACGTCCGCGCTCGTCGTGTAGCCCTCGACCTGCCCCGAGGGGAGGTTGAGATCGCAGTCCGCCGCGAGCTGGTCGAGGAACTCGTCGAGGTCGTCCTGTGGGGGCACGCCGCACCGCTCGCGCTCGCTCAGCCCGGGGCGGCTATAGGTCTCGTAGGCCGTGTCGAGAAGGTCCTCCCCCTCGAACTCCCCGCGCGTCAGGGTGAGCACCGTCGAGCCGCCGTGAGGGTAGGAGTAGCTGTCCGAGACGCCCTCGACGTAGTAGGTGACGACCTCGCCGTTCGCGCGCTCCTCGCGCACGCGCTCGCCGATGTGGATCTCGGGGAACATCCGCGTCGTCTCGATAGTGCCGCTCAGCTCCATCGGCGCCGTGACGTACCAGTCGTGCATCTTCTTGTTCCAGGCCGCGAGCAGGCGGAACCACTGGTCGAGGTCCGCCTGCGGCGTGTCCCGTCGAGCCGTGTAGACGGGGATGAAACGGGTGCTCTGCGTGAAGCGCCGAACGCCGTACCGCTGGATCGACTCGGTGCTGTAGATCGGGATGTTGCCCGGCTGCCCGTAGGGCACGCCGCTCACGCCGCGCTGAAGGATCTCCGCGACGTTGAAGCCCTCGGTGCCGATGCCCTCGACCTGGATCAGCCAGTAGTTGAAGCGGTGAGCCGCGCCGCCCCGCGTCACCTGCCGCTTCCGCACGTCGCCGGGGCGTAGGACATGCGTGCGCAGCCCCTCCCACCGCGCACGCGCCGTCGTCCTGCCGTCCTCCGAGCGCGTCGGGAACGGGCGCTCGCGGAGGTAGACCTTCGGCACGAGGCTCGCGAGATCCCTGTCCCCAGCCCCCGCGGGGCGCCCGAGATCCACGAACAGCTCGTTCATGCAGGGGTTGCTCCACTCCTGCATCGCGTCCCAGAGCTTCCCAGCGTTCGACACGTAGTCGAGCTGCACCAGCGATGTCGCGATGGCGACGCCCTGCTCGCGCTCCTGCATGGGCTCGATGCCTCGCACGCGGCCCGCGTCGAGCAGCAGGTCGTAGAACGAGCCGCGCCCGAGGCCGGGCGGGAGCATCCACTGCGACTCCGCCGTCCCCGAGTTGCCGACCCACTCCTCGAGCAGCACGCGCATGAAGTGCGCGGGGGTTCCTCGCAGCCGCTCCAACATGGAGCTGGTGAGGGCGCCCATCGATCGGAGCGCCTGCTGCGAGACGTGGAAGAGGTTGACCCACAGCTCGGTGCTCTCCAACACCTTCCCGAAGTCGCGACCGCGGATCGTGTAGGTCTCCTGCCGCACGCCCATGCCCGCGCGCGCGTCGTCGCCGCTCACGCCGTCGATGATCCCGAACACGCGGTCGATGATCTGCCCGTCGACCTGGACCTTGATCCGCACCCACACGCCCTCGGGGTCTCGCCAGATCCGCTCCGCGCTCCGGTGCATGGAGTGCGGGCGCTTGAAGGTCAGCGTCCACGAGCCGGACGCAGGGCCGAAGTGCTTGTCGTAGGAGAAGGCGACGACGTGCCCGAAGCGCGCGTCGAACTCGGTCGGATCGTCGATCGAGAGCCCGTTGTCCTCGTGCGTGTAGAACGCGAAGAGGATCCGCGTGTGCGTGCTCGAGGTGTAGGTGTTCCGCGTCTCGTGCATCAGCCCACCATGACCTCGCCGTCGGGGACGTTGCCCGAGCGATCGATCGCGTCGGCTGCGATGCCCGCGTCACGGGAGATCCTGCGCAACGCGTCGGCCGCAGAGGCGCGAGGCGAGGCACCAGGCCGCATACCCCGATCTTCCACCGGCAGGCTCTCCCGGGGCACGCTGGGCGCTCCTTCGGTGGCTTCATCGACGATCCGACGTATCTCGCGACCGAACTCTCCGAGCACCTCGCCGGGGTTGGTGATCAGGTCGATCGGCGTCGGGCCACCGGACGACGCGCTGTAGGCCACACGCATCTGCTCAAGGATGACCGCGAAGGACCGCTGGAGCAGCGACAGGATCTCGCTGATTCCGCCTGCGATGGCAGGCAGCGTGGACGACACGAGGTTGGCTTCCATCCCGCGGATCTGGAGCGCGGTCCCCGCGACATCCCCGCCGATGCCGGCGCGCCGGTTCGCGTAGGCCGCCTCCGCGCCTGCGACCCCGAACCCGCCCATGAGCCCCTCCCGGCGCTGCCGAAGGAAGTCGAGCGAGGCCTGCGTGTCGACCTCGGACGAGAACGCGCTCGCGTCCCCGCTGAACGCTGCGCGGGCCTGGTCGATGGTGGGGGTGAACCCGAGGAATCGCGGCATGATCTGCCGCATCAGCTCGACGCCCGCGCCCTGGTCACCCCCCGACATCGACCGGATCTGCTGTAGGAGCTGGGGCATCACCTGCTCCGGGTTCTCCTGAAACATCCGCAGGGCGTCGTGGTAGCTCGGGCCCCCAGGGGTGCCGAAGCCCACCGCCGCGAGCCCCACCGCCGACGCCACGTCCATGCCGGGGGAGAAGGCCCGCATCGTGCTCGCCGCCGACGTGGTGGCGCGCGTCGCCCGCTCGCCGGACCACGCGCTGCCCAGCGCGGAGAAGCCCTGCATCATCCGCCCGAGCGATTCGTCCGAGAGGCTCGTGCCCTCGGTGCGGGCCTGCTCAAGGGCGCTCGCCATGGTCGAGAGGTACTGCCCGAGCCGGGCGTCGCGGATGCCTGCCACGAGGCCCGCGCTCACGGCCTGGAGCATCACGCGCCCGGCGCTCGAGCCTCCCCTCGTACCCGTGTTGGCGGCGCCCACGATGGCCGTGGGGTCCTGAATGCCGCCGAGGTGCTCGAGGGAGAGCGCCGTGCGGGCGCCCAGCTCGTCCAGCGCCCCGCCTCCCGACTGCGCATAGCCCGCGGCCGCGCTGAAGGCCCTGCCACGGTCGAGACCGAACCGCGTGTAGTCCGCCCCCGCCCCTGCCAGGTCCCGCGAGCCCAGGGCCCCCAGGGAGCCGGCAATCTGCTGTTGCTGCGCCGCGAACTCCGCGTAGTACCGCTGGACGGCGTCGACGCCGGCCTGGAGGAAGCCGCCGACGATCGGGATGGTCGAGAAGGCCTGCCCGATGATCCCGTCACCACCTCCGCCCATGCGCGAGAAGAGGCCGCCAGCAGCCGCGCCCGCGTAGGACGAGGCCGCCATCGGTCCCGCGCCGCTCGGGCCCACACCGCGGCGCCTGGAGTCCTGGGCCAGCCGCCCGATGTTCGCCGAGAGGCCGGAGAGCGCGGTGAGGACATCCGCGTTCGAGCCGCGCCCGCCCCCGACGCCGCCACCGCTCGGCGGCGCCCCTCCGCGGCGGTCGGCCGCCTGCCCGAAGCGGTCCGTCGCAGAGGAGAGGGCCCCGATGTTCCGCGCGATGCGGTCGAGGCCCTTCTCGAAAGACGTGAGGGTGTCCTCGCTGAACGCGCGCTGGACCGACTGCTCGAGGCCCCGGATCTGGCGATCCTCTACGCGGTATTCGAGGACTGTCCGGTGTCTCTGCTCGGTCATGGCGCGCTCAGCGTACGATCCTCAAGGGCTCCTTGCTCGGATCCGTCTCGGCCAGCTCGATCGCGTCCCACTCCGGGTCCCCGGTGAGGTGCGGCGTGTCCGCGAGCTGCTGGCTCTTGGTGTCGGTCAGGACCGAGCTGCGGACCGGGAGGCGCGCGCGCAGCTCGGGGGGCAGACGGGACCGCCAGGCGTCCTCAGACTTCGCGCTGCGGATGGCCTCGACGGCCGCGATCCCCCGGACATGCTCAAGGGCCTCCTTCGGGGTCACCCGCAAGAGTCTCTCGTCGTTGGGAGGGAGCTGGAACCTTTCGGCCCACAGCAGGCGGATCGTCTCCGACGGGTTGGCCGTCCCCGACTCGATCGCGTCCCGCATCTCCTCGATCGACCGGGCGCTCGCCGTGAAAGGCCGCCTCGTAGTCGAGGCACCTCCGGTAGAGGGTGAAGTAGGGCTCCGCCGAGTAGGCCTTCTCCGGCACGAACCAGGAGGGCTTGGGGGTCGAGTCGCCGAAGCGCAGCGTGACCTGGAGGTAGGCCAGGCAGTCCACCAGCGCCATGCCCGTCGGGTCGGCGATGGCGCCCTGCGGCAGCAGCAGCGCCTTCACGCGCGCGATCTGCATCTGGTCGCCGAGCGTGGGGACGCAGAACTCGAAGCGCCCGGCGTGGCGCTTCCCCCTGCGGTCGACCACGTCGATCTCGATGATCGTCGTGGCCGGGAGATCCTTCTTGGGCTCGTCGGCGACAGGCATCCCTGCCGCCATCCGAGCCGCCTCGTCGAGGCTCATGCGCGTCATCGTCCTCTACCCTTCCTGCGCCCGAGGGAGCCGGGCGCGACGTCTCAGCCCAGCTCGCTCTCGTCGCGGATGCGGATCGCGGCGAACTCCACGTCCGTGAGGACGATGGCCCGCGCGCCGATGCGCACGTTGTAGCGGGTCGCCTTCACGCGCTGGATGTTCGCCAGGACCGTGCCCGTCGTGGGGTCCTCGATGGTGGCGGTCATCTCGCCGCGCCGGAGGATCTGCTCGAGGGTCGGGAAGACGATGATCCCGTCCCGGTTCTTGAGCGGCTGCGTGATCACGCGCACGAGCTGCGACGAGAAGTTGACCCGGTAGGCCAGCTCCACGTGCTCGGCGACGTCGAACTGGTCGAGCGGCTCGATCGGCTCGACGGGGATCTCCTCCCCGAACGAGCACTCCATCGCCAGCGCGATCTTCGTGCCGTTGAGGGAGAGGCGCGTGCGCGCGCCGCTCTGAATCAGTCCGCGGTACTCCATGGCCTTCTCCTCTCAGCTCAGGCGGTGGTGCTGTAGGGCACCAGGTGCACGACGATCGGCACGAAGTTGATCGGGTTCACAGGCGCGACCTCGACCGAGGTCGGGAACACGTCGCCGATCTGGTCGACGCGAAGGCTCTTCGCCTTCCACGCGACGATGACCTCGTCGGCCACGAGCCGGTCCAGCTCGTCCGCCGCGATGCCCTTGATCTGGCCGGCCGAGTTGGCGAGCGCGCGGTCGCCGATCTTCTCGTCGATCGCCGTGCGCAGGCGGTAGACGCAGTGGTCGAGCGACTCGTTCGTCGACATCTCGGTGTAGGCCGCGATGCTCGACTGGAGGTGCGTCGTCACGGACCGCACCCAACGGATGCCGACCGTGTCCACCGACTCGGCGACCATCGCGCCCGAATCGATGAGCAGGTCGATGTCGTCCTCGACCGACCAGCTCGAATCGTTGCGGATGTCGAGCACGTTGAGGAGCTTGCGGGTCAGGGGCTCGGCGATGACAGAGCCCGCCTGCATGCCGGCAGCGACAGCCGCGAGCATGTAGGGCGGATACCACGTCGCCTCCCCGGTCAGCGGGTCGAACCGCTCCATCTCTTGCGAGATCGCGCTGATGTGCCGCGAGTTGATCGCGCGGATCTCGGACCGGAAGGTCGAGAGGGTCGCGCCCGCCCCGCCCGAGGTGCCGATGCCCACGTAGCCGTTCGCCTCGGAGCGGAGCCGCCCCGCGCGGGCGCGCAGGTGCGAGAGCAGCAGCGAGTGCACCGCAGGGTCGCGCGTGAGCGGGACGATGATGTTCACGCGCCGCTTCTGGAGGAGCGTGAAGGCCTCCTGCCACTGCGTGATCGTGGTCGTGCCCTCGGTGCCCCCCGAGAGGAAGACGGGGCTCGCGGTGTTCGCAGGCACGCGGGTCGCGCCCGTGGCACGCTCGGCCGTCACGAACTGCGAGTTGTCGTTGATCGCCTCGATGAACCGCTGGAGGTCGCCCGTGAACTCCACCGCGACAGAGAGGATGGACGCCGCGGACAGGTAGTCCGCGTTCGCCATGAGGAACTCCGTCGAGTCGGTCGCGAGCGCCGTGGCCGTGAAGCCGTCGAGGCTGTTGAGCTTGTCGACGACCCGCTGCACCGTCGGGAACGTCGAGTGCGCCGTCCGCGCGGCGTTCGTCGACACGGTGATCGCCCGCGCGCCGGCGACCTCGCCGAGCACCATCGCCGTGATGGAGCGGAAGGTGGAAGCGCCCGCGACGCCGCCGGAGCCCGCGGTCATGTCGAACCGCTCGAGGAGGACCGCGCCCGCCGTCGAGGTGCCCACCATGATGACGTCGACCGCGGCGTTCGTGTCGATGGCGACGGTCAGGGTCGTGTCGGCGACGGGCGTGTTCGTGGTCAGCACGACGCCCCGCGTCAGCACGCCAGCCGCGAGGGTCGCGATGGTGTTGGGGGCCGTGTCGGAGACCGTCACGGTGCCCGCCGTCGCCGCGCTCTTCACGACACCGAGGATCTTGGTCCAGTCGGTGCGCGTCGTGAGGACCGGGGTGGTGCCGGTCAGCGTCACAGTCTCGGTGCGGGGCGTGGTGCCCACGAGCCCGTAGACCGTCACGGTCTGCGTCGTGTCGGCGACGCTCGAGGAGACCACGCGGACCGCCGACGGGAAGCCGGCCGGAGCGGTCGCGGTCATCTCGGTCGTCAGGCCCGCCTCGGCCTTCGTGGCGGCGCAGGTGAAGTGCGTGCTCGTGATCACGCCGGTGATCGCCGAGTAGCCCTCGGTGCCCGGCGTGTAGAGCACGTCGAAGATGGGGTCGCCGCCGACGTCGTCGATCGTCTCGGTCGTGCCCTCGAAGATGATCGTGATGAGCTTGCCCTGCGTCGTGCCCGTGTCGACGTCGATGTTGATCTGCTCGGTGAACTGGCCGTAGTCGACGCTGGTGAGATCGACCGAGGCGGCCGCGAGCGCGTCGGCGAGCTGCGCCGTCGACTGCTCGGCGGGGTTCACCTTGATCGGGACGATCTTCGATGCGCCGCCGCCCACCGCCTCGTCGAGGCTCGGCTCGAAGCAGAAGAGCGCGGCCGTGCGGAGGTCTCCGCTGCGGTACTGCGTCTGCGCGGTCTCCGGGCGCGTGAGGTCGTACTGCTCGTCGCACGTCAGGGGCACGCCACCCTCCGCCGTCCCGATGAGCGCGACGATGCCCACCGCCCCGGGGCTCGAGGCCTGGAGCGCCGAGGCATCGACCTTCGACACGGCCTGCGGCACGACGATGCGACGGCCGTTGAAGTAGATGGAGGTGGCTGCCATGGTGGGGGTCTCCTCGGAACGTGGGTCGGGTCAGCGGTTCAGCGCGGGGCCGCCTGGAACGCGGCCAGCTCGGCCGCCCAGGCGCTCTTGGTGAGCTTGCGGGTGGGCCGCTTGCTGCGCTCTGTGTGCAGGAACGCCTCGACGACGGGGTTCCGCTTCGCACCCGAGAAGGCGCGCTCGGCCGTGAGCAGTACGTCCTTGCTCGGCAGCTCGGTCTGCTCGGCGCGGGGAGACGACGCGGAAGTCTCGAGGACCGCGGGCATGTCGTCGTCGGCCTTGGCTCTATCCTTCTTCGTCGTCATCGCCAGCTCCAGGGGTGTAGGGTTCCACGCCACCGCGCAGGCCGTCCACTACGACATCCTCGCGGAACAGGCCAGTGACCCGCAGCTTGCGCCCGTCCCGGTAGGAGAGCACGCGGGGCACGGTCTCCATGACCTTGCACCGAACCGTCAGGACCCGGGCAAAGGCGTTCTCGGGGAGCACCATCTCCTCGGGGTTCAGCTCTCCGCCGCCGAACGAGGGCTCGATGAGCCCCGCGCCCGTGAGCGCCGCTCGAGCCCCGAAGAGGATCATCTTCGCCAGCCGGTAGAGGTAGGCGCACTGGTCGGGGTGCCCGGAGAGGATGTAGATCGAGAGGACCTGGGAGAAGAGACCACCCTCGTACTCCTGGTCCTCGCCGCCCGGCGCCAGCTCGTCCTGAAGCGTCTCGCCGACGAACTGCCCCAGGGGCACCTCGGCCTCCTCGTCGGACGACAGGGCGATCGACATCGAGGGCCACGTCCCGCCCACGCGGGGGAACCCGAGGTGGACCTCGGGCGGGTTCCGAGCGTAGTCGGCGACGAACTGCGCGACCTCGCCGTCGGCGACGGATGGCCCGAAGAGGTGCGTGAAGAACCGGAGGCGCTCGCGCTCGTCGGTGCGCAGCCGCTCGATCTCGCCGCGGAGCACGGTCGCGATCAGCCGCTCGGGCATGCCGATCGACGTGCGGATCTCGGCGTACTGCGGGCCGCGGAAGAACTGCTCGTTGAAGCGGCGGTCGTCCGCCTGCGCGGTCCCGCCGAAGTTGCGCGCGCCCCTCGCCTTCCGGTTCACGACTTTGCTCCGGTGGCGTAGCCCGCCAGGTCGTGCGCGATCTTCTCCATCTTCGACTGCACCTTCTCGACGAGCCTACGCGCTCGGATTCCAGGGTGCACCCAATGCAGCCCCTCCGCCGAGGTGTGCTGCGAGATCGTGCGGAACGTCGTGTAGCCGGAGGTTTGATAGCGACCGGCGCGCGTGGGCTGCGCCTTGCGGACCATGCTCATGTAGATCGACGTCGCGTGCCACGGCTTCTGGAGGCTCGACAGGATGCCCCGCGCGTCCTGGCCCATCTTGAGCCCGAGGTGGAGCCGCTCGCCCCACACGGTCGCGCGACCAGGCGCGCCGCCCATCGCTTCGCCGGGCCGGGAGATCGTGGGGGCGAGCTTCTTCGCCACGTCGTAGATCGGGCCGGGCATCGGGGTGCCGACGTTCCGCCCGCCCGTGCCGGGGACGCCGTGCCGGAACGGGACCACGTTGTAGGGGCCGTTCTTGCCCTGCTTGACGTTGGGGCCCTTGAGCAACCACTGACGCAGGTCTCCGCCGGGCCAGCCCTGCTCGACCATGTTGGGGATCCGCCCCTCGAGCGCGATCTCGACCTTGTCGGCGCCGACGCCCATGGCCGGCGCCGTGATGCCCGCGATGTAGTCCCGCGCCGTGCTCTTCAGCTCGGCCTGCGCGAGCTGCTTCCACGTCGCGCTCGCGGCCGCGCCGATGCCCCGCAGGATGCGCTCGCGGTCCTTCGTCGAAGGCAGGGACGCGAGGATCTGCGCGCGGGCACGCGAGAGGTCGACCGTGATGAGGCGCTCCGTCACAGGGGCACCTCGGGGCCGAACCCGGAGGGCCGCGCGAGCGGCTCGTCCATCGAGGGCAGCGCGTTCACGTCGGTCAGCCACATGAGCTGCGCCATCGCCTGCACGGGCAGCGCCGTCGCGCGCGCGGGGATGGCCTTGCGCCCCACCACGTCGTCACGCGTGACGTGCATCCAGCTCGCCACCAGATAGATGGGGTGGAAGTCGTAGTGGATGCTCAGGAGCCCGCCCGTGGGCACCTCGCGGTCGCCCGCCGCCGTCCACCGGAGCCAGCCCTCGCGCGTGATGCGGAAGTGCGTGCCCTCCTCGAGCGGCACGAGCGTGCGACGACGCTCGCAGCGGTAGAGCAGTTTCGCGACCGAGACGATGCGGAAGCGCGCGGAGTCGCAGTCGTCCGGCAGCGTCGAGCGGCGACCGCGGCGGTTCCCCTTCGTCAGCAGCTCGTTGAAGGCGATCACGGCGTCGAGCATCTCGATGCTGTCGCGGTATCCGAGACGGTGCTTCGCGGCGGCCGTGACCTGCACCGCGCCCTGCTGGTAGATGCCGAACTTCTCGTAGACGCTCGTTCTCTTGTCGAACTGCGACATGAGGCACTGCACGTGGAGCGGGTCGACGTAGAGGTAGCCCCCACCGTCGCACTGCTCGCACGCGAGCTTCGCCTGGCTGGTCTCGGGCGACTGGCAGGGGCAGAGCATCGCCTTGCGCCACGTGACGTGCTTGCCGTGCTGGAGCAGGACACGCTGGAACTCCTCCACCCGGAAGTCCGCGCGGAACTTCGTCGTCGGCAGCCCCTCGACCGACGTGTCCCGGTCCTTCACGGTCGCAGGCACGTCGACGCCCCGCGACGGCAGGCCCACGGGCTTCGCCGGCTTGATCGGAGGCTTGGGCTCCGCGAGCTGCGTCTTGATCCTGTCGGTCATGCGGCCACGAAGCGGACGCCCTTGTAGTACCGGCGGAGAAGGGGGATCGCCTGCTTGATCTCCTTGAGGTACTGGATGATGCGTGCCCCGAAGCCGGCGTTGGTGGCCGAGGCGGTCGTGCCGATCGACTGCGAGAGACCGTCGAGCGACAGGGAGAGGTTCGCGATGCCGGCACCCGCGATGAGGTCGCCGAAGATGTTGAAGGGCCCGCACGCCGCGAGCTTGCCGATGATGTCGGCGATGTCCCTGGGGAGCTGGCCGCGACCGAAGCCCGCCGTGTACTCGACGTGGAAGAGTTGCGGCAGGTAGGCCATGCCCGAGTAGATGGCGGGGAGGTAGGAGCCGCCCTGGCCGATCACGAACTCGCTCAGCGTGCCCGCGGTCGGGACGATCTGGAGCGTCCCCTTCACCTTGTCGAGTCGGATCCACTCCTCGGGGTACTCGACGATCGTCTGCCCGCTGGGGTACTGCACGCGGAAGGACTCGACCGAGATCACGGGGTAGTTGTCGAGCTGGAGCAGCGAGAACGCGTTGTAGTCCTCGCGGTAGTAGTCGTGCGCTTCGGTGAACGACGTGGGCAGGATGGGGATGTCCAGCTCGTGCTCGATCGCGCGGATCGCCGAGATGATGTAGTGCTGGAAGACGTCGTCCGTCATCGGCACGCCAGCGTCGTTCGTGATGTCGATGCCGAAGAAATACCGGGCCTTGAACTGCGCGACGGTGAGCAGCCCCAGCAGCGCGAGGCCCGCGCCTTCGATCTGCTCGCTCGGCTCGGTCAGCTCCGAGGTGCGGCTGTCGAGGTACCGCGTGCGGTAGAGGTAGTCGGGGCTCCCGTTGCGGTCGAGCACCGAGTAGGCGGTCCGGCCAGCCTCGAGCACGGGACGCTGCGCGGGCGCGGTGATCTCGGCCCACGTGAGGCCCTCGTCGGTGCTCCGCTCGAGGACGAGCCGGTCGTAGCCGTAGCGAACGACGTCCGCGATGGCCGCCTCGAAGACGGCCACGTCGATCACGGTCCCGCGCGCGCCCGCCGCGATGGCCGGAGCCGCCGCGTTCTCGACGGGGTCGATGAGCTGGTGTCGATCGTTCGCCATGTCCTCACACCTTCACGGGCCGAAGACGGCCGGAAGAGCCTGGTCGCGCGAGGCCTGCGGTGATCGCCCGCGCCGTGCGCGACGCGGCGTCGAAGGCCGCATCCGAGAGCCTGCGCTCCTCACGCAGCCTGCGGAGGAGCTGCGTCGGCTCGCCTTCGACCACGGCCTCCGGTTCCGTCTCGTCGTCGAAGGCCTCGGTCTCGTCGGAGAGCTTCTTGGTGGCGATGCTCATGCTGGTCTCCTAAGCACGTCGCGGAGGGTGCCCATCGCCTCCGTGATCTTGCCAACCGCCTCACGAGTCGCCGCCATGTGATCCAGCGACTCCCGAAGGACCTCGCGGAGGTCCTCGTTCCGTCTCTCGTGCAACGCGTCGAACCGCTGCGCGTACCGCTGCGCCTCGACTGCGAGCTGCTCGCGCATCGCCGTCAGCTCTCGCTCGTGCTCGGCGCGCATCGCCGCGCGAGCTTCGCGCTCCGCGATGACCGCCTTGGTCCGCTCTTCGCGCTCGAGGAGCAGCGCCTTGGTGTGGGCCACTCGCTCGGTCTCGATCGCGGTCGTGCGCTCGTGCAGCCGCACCCACAACTCGCGCACGATGATCCCGAGCCCCGCGTAGGTCGCGAGGATGACCACCACCGCCAGGCCGTGCCGTTCGAGGACGTCGCTCGCGAACTCCCACAAGGGAACCTCCCATCACGAGATCGTGTACGTGAACTCGACAGCCATCGAGAACGAAGCGGGGTTGTTGGCGAAGGCCAGCGTGAAGTAGAGGCGGGCGTTGGCCCCGCTCGGGATGACGAGCCCGTTCGCCATCAGCACGTCACCGGACGACGCGGGCAGCGTGTTGCCCACGCCCATCCCAGAGAGGCCGGCGAGGCTGGCGGTCGCGATCGGCAGGCTCATGTCGATCTGGTTGTTCCCGTTGAGCGAGCCCGCTGTCACGTCGAGAAGCCCGCTCACCCGGACGGTGTTGCCGATGCGCATGTAGCTGAACGCCGCGTCGGCCGCGGCGCTCAGATCGCCAGGGGTGATCGCCGCGACCGCCGGGGAGTAGGTGCCCGAGACGACGGCCGCGAGGGCGTCGTCGGCGCTCGCCAGGGCCGCCTGCACGTCGGCCCCAGCGACGACCGCGAAGCCGGAGTCGTCGACGGAGACGTCCCCCGCGGCGCTCGCGCCACCGCCCTCGGCGCCGCCCGGGAGGAAGAATCTCGCCAACGTCATCCTGCCCTCCTCACACGCGCGGGACGCGCGAGATCGGGGTGACGATCATCGTGCCCGTGCCCGCGGCCATGATGGCCGCGATCTGGTCGTTGTGCCCCTTCCTGACGTTGATCTCGAACGCGGTGATCCCCCCGGTGCCGCCGAAGGGCGTCGAGGGGACAGCCGTGGTCGCCGTGGGGGGCACCGTGGCCGAGTAGGGGCCCACGCGGACCCATGCTCGGTTCGCCCCCGTGTCGAGGAACTGCACGAGGTAGCGGCCCGGCCGGAGCTGCACGGTCCGGGCCACCGCAACCGTGAGCGCCACCGAGGCGGACGGCCCGAGATCCGCGCCGTAGAAGTCGAGACGATCGTCGCCGATGGCACCCATGGATCAGTCCTCCTTGGCCTCTGCCGCCTCGAGCAGCTCGGCCTCGATCTTCTCCTTCAGCTCGGAGAGCTTCATCTCGGCGGTGAGGCCCTCGACACCGTGCAGCTCCGCGAACGCGAGCGCGTCCGCCTTGCTGCGGAGCGCGACGATCTCCTCCTTGAGCGCCGAAGCCTCGTCGACGGTCTCGGCGACGGTCTCGGCGACGGTCTCGGCGACCTTCTCGGCCTCGGGCGGGGCCGCAGGCGTGGGGGCGGCCCCGGGCGCGGCGGGCCGCAAGGGCGGCTTGGGAGCCGGCGCCGCGGCGGCGCCAGGCGTCGGGCCCGGTGCGGGGTCCTCGAGCGACGAGGCCTCGCGGAGCTGGCTCCACCCGGGCGTCGCGAGGAGGAAGTCGGCGTCCCGCTGCGGGATGTCGAAGATGCCGCGTTCGTCACCCTGCACGATGACGCGGTCGCCGTCCTTGCTCGTGAAGCGGAGCGTGATGCTCGCGCCCGCGAGGTTCTTGTTCTGGATCTTCATCGAAGCCTTCCCTTTCGTCCTGAAAGAGAACGGGCGAGGGAGCTTGCGCCCACTCGCCCGTCCACACCGCCGCGCTCGCGAAGGCGCTCGCTGAGCCGGCTACCTCACGTCAGCCTCAGACGCCCAGCGAACCCGCCGCGCGACCGATGTTCTTCACCACGACGTTCTTGGTCGGGGTGTAGCACTTGACGGCGCCGTAGATGACCTGCGTCCAGCGGATCGACGTGTCGACCGCCGCGAGGGGGATGCGGGTCATCGGGAGGAGCTGCGACCACGAGAAGCTGCGGCTGTTCTGCATGAGCACGAAGCCCTTGCTGGTGCCGGGGATGTCCTCGTTGACGTCGGTGATGACCTGCGTGGCGCCCGAGCGGGCCACGCGCGTCATCAGCTTCGCCGTGCTCGCCGCACCGCCGAGCGTCGAGCGGAACACCTCGTAGAACGTGGTGTCGGGGCCCGCGTCGGAGACCGTGAAGGTCACGGCGTCGCCCGCCGCAACGGCCACGCTGGCCGAGGTCACGGCCGCCGAGAGACCGCTCTTGTTGCCCGCCACCACCTTGTAGATGTAGGTGCCGGCGTCCGCCGTGCCGAACTGCGAGCTGGCGCTCGCACCGGCCGCCGGAGCGACCGTGATCGTCGGGGTGCCGGGGCGCTTGTCCGCGCGTCCGAGCGCAGCCGAGCGAGCCGCCTGGCCGGGCGTGATGAACACGTGGTCGTGCAGGTTGATCTTGCCGTGCTGGCCCTGGAACGCGGTGATCGTCGTGCCGAGGGTGCCGGGCGCGGGGGCGTACGCGAACCGCTGGCGGTCGTACACCTGCTTCGCGAGGTCGGCGTAGGGGCCGGTCCCGAAGTAGGCGTCGGTGGCCTGCCCGTAGTTGTCGCGGATGGTGAGCAGCATGTCGTTGAGGGCGTCCTCGGTGAGCACGCCGCCACGCAGGTCGATCACGTTGTCCGGCGCGCCGTCCTCGACGAGCTTGTAGAGGCCGTCCCACTGCTCGGGGATGAGCGTGGAGTCGCCGAAGAACAGGGCGTTCTCGAGGTTCCGCAGCAGCTCCATGGTCTTGTTCATCGTCTCGAGGGCGATGACGTTGCCGTGCGCCGCGCGGATCGTGTTCGCGACGTGCGTCACGCGACCCGTGATGCCCAGGAACTTGATCAGCACCGTGACGCGCTCGAAGGTGCTGTCCTGCTCGTCGGGCAGGCCGCCCTCGGAGAAGAACCCCTGGTTGAACGAGCGAGCGCCGCCCTCGCCGTAGGAGACGAGGCGGTTGAACTCCTCGACCGTGTTGCTCGCGGGCACCTTCGGGATGGACTTGAAGAGCTTGATCTCGTCCATCTCGTAGGTGAGGTTCTTGAGCGTCGCCTCCAGCGACTCGGTGCGGAGAGGGAAGCCCTCGCCCGCGGCCGTGCCGGGGTTGTTGACGTCGCTGCCTGCGCTGAGCGCCTTGTGCAGGTCGGCGATCTCCGTGGCCGAGGCTCCGATGCCTCCCGCGGCGCTCCCGTAGTCCTGCATCGAAACGAAGGGTCCGAGCATGGTGCGTATCCTTTCTGGTGCCTGTTCCGTTCCGTGAGGATCGGGGTGAGTGCGTGGTGACGACGTGATCAGCGGTAGGAGAGGGCGGTCTGCGCCTCCCCCGGGTTGGTCGCGAGGAAGCGGTGGACGGCGTCGAGCGCCGAGGCCGGGAGGTGGCCGCCCGACTCGTAGATCGAGGCGATGTCGGTCGCGCGCTGGCCCCCGATGGTGCCCCACCGCTCGCCCTTCTCGAGGCCCATGTAGCTGAGCGTGCTCACCACCTGGGACTTCGTGAGGGTCGGCGCCTGCCCGCGACCCGGACCGCCGGCCTCGCCGGGCATACCCTTGTGGAGCGGGCGCGCCGTGCCGGTCAGGCCGCGCTGCGGGCGGGGCGTGCTCTCCAGCATGCCCAGGCGCGCGCCCAGGGCCGCGATCACGGCCTGCTGGGACTTCACGAGCTGGCCGGTCGCGACCGCCGCGACCGTGATCTTGTGGAGCAGCGCGTCCGTCCGGTCGCTCCGCGCCTCCATCGACTTCGCGAGGCCGTCGAGCAGCTCGGCGTGCGCGGTCGCGAAGTCGGCCATGAAGGGCGAGACGTCCATCGCGTCGGCGATCGACTGCTCGCCGCGCTCGTTCACGTAGTCGCGCAGGGCGTCGAGGGACTTGCCCATCTTGCCCTTGCCGCCCGTGGGGCGGACGCGCGGGTTGGGGGCCACGCCGCCCTCCGTCGAGGCCGGCTTGCCGAACTTGCCGGCCAGCTCGGGGACCTCTCCGTCGCCCTCGCCCTCGTCGCCGTCCGGCTCCTCCTCGTCCTCGCTCTGCTTGCCCCGCATGAACGCGGCGATGTCGCCCGCCCCGAAGCCGGCGTCGATGAGGCTCTGCGTCATCTTGCCGATCATCATCGAGTCGAGCCCGCCGACGTCGCCCTGCTCGGGGTAGCCGCCCGAGGTCGAGCCCCGCTCGTCGGTGTGCCCGCCGGTCTCGACGGCCACGCCGCCGAGCGCCTTCGAGAGGTCCGCAGCGCGCACCAGCTCGTTGAGGGTCTCGTCGATCCCCTCGATCGTCGTCTCGTTGTCCTTCGCCATGGATCTCTCCTTCACTCCGGCGGCGCCGGATGGTGCTTGCATGCGTAGCTGGCGATGCGCTCGGCCATCGCCTTCGTGAGCTGGGGGTTGCGAGACATCAGGAAGAGCACCGCTTCGCTCTTCGTGAGCTTCTTGCGCTTCTTCTTGGGCTGCTCCGGCTCCGGGCGAGCCGGGGCAAGCCCCTCGAGCGCCTGCACCCGCATCGGCCCGGCGTCGCCGGGCGAGCCGCCCGCCGTGGAGCCGGACCCGACCGAGAGGCTCTTTGCCAGGGTCGAGAGGTTCGTGCGGTCGTTCACCGGGCAGCGGGTGATCGCGACCTCCCGAACGATGGCCTTGCGAACGCGCCGGGGGTCCGCGGGGTCGCGATCGATGATGGAGCCCTCGACCGAGAAGCCGAGGCGACGGGGCGCGCCCGACCGCTCCAGAGCGGTCGCCAGGTTCCAGATTTCGTCCGCGGGAGGGTGGCCCTTGAGCAGGTAGCCCTCGACGTACCAGCCGCGGCGACCGTCGGGGAGCGTGCGCAGCTCCGCGCGCTCGGGGTAGCCGACCGCCTTGCCCGTCTCCTTGAGGTGGTTGTCGTTGAAGAACCCGCTCTTGAGGAAGGGTGAGAAGTCGAGCCCTTCCTGCACGAGCACCTCGTGCTGCTTGTCGAGGTGGTCGGTCGACACGATGCCCGCGATGCGCCGCTCGCGACCGGGCTCCGCCGAGGCCTTCTCGAAGGTCTCGAACTCGAACTCGAAGTTGAACGGGGTGCCGTGCATGGTGGGTCCCGAAACGAAGAAAGGCGGCGCCCCTTTCGGGGAACCGCCTCTCTGCCGCGCACGCGCGGCTAGGCCACGAGGGGGATATGACCCGAGCTGGCTCCGTTCGTCAAGCGCGAGGCACAACGGGTCGGGGCGCCTCCGCCTTCCGGGGCTCCTGGGAAGGCACGAGCGTGCCGATGATCACGCCCCGCTTGCAGGTCGGACAGTTGACCTCGGCCTCCCCCGACTTGTGGAGCACGAGCATGCTCGTCGAGGCCTTGCGCTTGCCGCCCGCGCCGTCGCGAAACAAGGGCTGGCCGCAGTGAGGGCACGCGCTCATCGGAGGCTCTTCTTCGCGGGCTCGCTCGTGCGGCCCGCGCGGAGCCACGCCTTGAACCGCTGGATGGGCCACGAGCGCACCGTTCCGAGCAGACGGGGTCCCTTCGCGTCGTAGTTGCGGAGGTAGGCCGCGCGCGCCTCGGCGATCGTGCGGAACCCGAGCATGACCTTGTGCTCGTCGAACCCGCCGCCCTCGAGCTTCTTCTGGTTCACGATGAACACGCGCTCCGAGTCGCGATGCGGCCCGACGAAGACGTCGATGTCCTCGCCGTCGGCGCCCTTGGTGCCCTCGATGAACCCGTAGGGGTGCACCATCGTGGTCTCACCGTGCTCGCGCTTCTGCGGGTCGTACCAGCGGCGGACCGATCCCTTCGGGTTCTCGATCGCGACGTCGAGGCCCTGCACCACGAGGCGGTCCTTCACGGGGAGGTTCTTGATCAGCGACGCCACGCCGATCGGTCTGAAGATCAGGGACTTCTTCGTCTCCCACGGGGGCAGCTCGAACCCGAGCTTCTCCTCCGCGTTCGTCTCCCACTCCGCCAGATCGCCTCGGATGGTCGGAGACTTCGACGTGCGAAGCGCCGTCTCACGCATCTTCACGAGCTTCGCCTTCGCCTCCTCGATCTTCCCTTCCTTGGCGAGCCGCTGCGCGACGGAGAACCCGCCATCCCAGAAGAGCTGGTCGCTGCTCCGCTTCTTCTCCTCGCCGGGCATCTTGACGCCGTGCTGCTGGTAGAGCGCGCGCAGCCGCATGATGTCCTCACGGCGCTCGTCGAAGATCCCCTCGCTCTTCGCGGGGGCCGCCTTGCCGATGTCGTAGAGCACCACCTTGCCGGCCTTGTCGAGGCCCACCTGCACGTCGTCGTTGAGCGCGTAGCCCTTCTCGTGCATCGCGAGCAGCGCCGTGCGCGCGTCATCGAGCTGCGCCTGCGTGAGCTTGCTCGGGATCTCGACGTAGGGCTTGATCTGGAAGCCCTTGTCGCCGTGGTGGACGTACTCGCTCCGCAGCATGCCGGGCACGCCCGCGCTCGCGAGCTTGTTGCCGACCTCGACCTGCTTGCGCAGCATCTCGTTCGCGTCGCGCGGAGATCGGTGCCCCGGGTTGAACGGCTGGTAGGGGACGGTCGTCGAGACCTTCACGACCTTGTCGCCCACGCGGAACGCGATCCCGTCGTCGCCCTTGCCGAGCAGCTTCGCCTTGCCGGAGATCACGGCGTCGATGTCCGGCCGACCCGACGCTGGAAGGTCGACGCGGCCCTCGAGATCGTTCTGGAGGTGTCGGAACGACGCCGCGGGCATCTTGGTCCCGTAGCCGCGCTCCAGCCCTGCCGCGGATGACGCGATGCGCACCGAGCCGTCTGCGTCCTGCGCAGCGTGCACCTCGAGCGGGTGGGCCTTCTCGCTGCCTGCGATGGCGGGGTGGACCTCGATCACGTGCTTCCCCTCGATCTTCTGCGGCGGGGGAGGCGGCGCCTGGCGCGCGTCGAAGAGGCTCGCCTGCTGCGGCGCCCGGGGCGCCTGCTTGGGGGTGTGCGAGAGCAGGTCGAGCTGCTGCGGCTTCTTCGCGGGCTCGGGCCCCTTGGGCGCTTCGGGCGCCCGCCCGAAGCCCAGGGCGCTGGCGGTGTGGGGGTCGAGCTTGGAGGGGTCGAGCTTGACCTTGCCGGCCCGGTTGCAGGTCCGGCAAGGGGCGCTGCTCACGACCTCTCCGCCCCCCATGATCATCTGCCGGCTGATCACGTGCCGGAGCCCATGGCACACCGAGCACGAGCCGCCCTGAGCCCCCGCCCCCTGCCTCTTGGCCGACGGGTCCTCGTACGGGATCGTGTGGGCGGCGTCCGCCCACTTCCCGCCGCGCGGACCGTAGAACAGCCCCTTCCGCAGTCGCCCCGCGGTGTGCACGCGCACCGGGCGCCTCACGTGCGGGTCCTGTCGTGGAGCTGCGTCAGCGCCCGGTTGAGGCTCTCCTGCGTCGGCGCCGTCGTTGGCTTCTGCGCCTTCGGAGCGGCCGCGGGGCAGGGCTCGACCGCGGCTTGCGACGACGCGGCGCAAGCGCACTGCCGGCATGCCTCGGCGCGATAGTCCCATCGGTGCGTCCCGTGCGCGATCCTCATCATGGCGTCCTCGCACCCTCGTAGGCCCGGTGAACGAACGCGAACTGCCGAGGGAACCCAAGCATGAGCCTGTCCCGCTCGAAGAGGTACATCCGCGTCACCTCGGCTGCGTTCTCGATCGGGAGCTTCTTCGCGTACGGCGAGACCCAGCCCTCGCGCTGCGACACGGCCCACAGGCGGTCGTGCCACTTCCGCACCGGCTCCGGGCCGCCGAGCACCCGCATGAGGTAGACGTTCAGCGCGTGCCCCAGCTCGTGCCGGATGACGCGGGGCCACCGCTCGATCGGGAGCGCGGGGTTCACGCGGATCTCGTTCGCCGTCCAATAGGCGTAGTCGTGCTCCTCGAGCGGGTTCTGCGCGCGCGGGTGGTCCGTCGTGATCAACGTGACCCCCGTGTCCTTGCGGAAGAGCCACGGCGGCGCCTCGGCGACGATGCTCTCGACGACCTGCCGCTGCATCGGGTCTCCGATGCGCACGACGACGCCCTGCTCGGGCACGACGGCCCGATGCGTGAGGTGTGGGCCTTCGGCCTTGCGGAGCGCCTCGTGGGCGAGCGCGAGGCGGTCGCTCTTCCGCAGCATGACCTCGGGCATCATCTCGCCCGTCTCGGGATCGAAGGTCCAGCCCTCGGGGACCTCGACCAGCTCGCAGGCGCACCACGGGTGCACGGGGCCGACGGTGGGCTTCCACGCCGTGCGCTTCACGCCGACGTTCGTCCCGTTCGCCGTCAGCTCGGAGAGCCGGAACACCTTGGGAGGCGACCCCGGGCCCGCGGTGAGGTGGAGCCGGATGCAGTCGGGGCACGCGGTCGGCGACGGGAGCTTCGCCACGCGGATGTCCTTCGGGTTGCGGCCCTTCGCCATCCCGCGCGCGAGGCCTTCCTGCATCGCGAACTGCTGCTCGGTCGCCGCGAGCCGCTGCATGTCCCGGGACCAGTCCTCGGTCGCGTGCCCGATGTCGCTCGCCAGCTCACGCCACGCGCCCTGCCGATCGATCGAGTCTTCCAGCTCACGCTGGATGGTGCCCATGTACCTCCGCCGCTGCTCGGCGTCCGCGTCGAGCACGAGCGCGCCGATCTCCAGCGCGAGTCGATCGCCCATGCCGCGCACGTACTGCCCCGCGTGGTAGCGGGCGGCGCCCATCGCCTGCTTGTCGACCTCGGTGAGGCTCTCGCGCGTGCGGTCGAGGTGGGCGACGAAGTCGTCGATGGTCTGGTCCTCGTGCGTGCGGCGGCCCTTGGGATCCGCCGTCGCGCGGCCGTACTGGTAGGCGTAGTCGAGCAAGCGCAGGGCCGGGGGCCCTGCCTTCCCCGCTTCTCCCGACGCGAAGATCGTCGAGAGGTCCGACGGCGTGATCCCCAGGCTCAAGAGCCGCTGTAGGTCCTCTCCGGGGATCGCGTCGGGGCCCAGCACACCGACCGCGAACGCCGCGTGATGATCGCGCACGATGGCCTTGAGCGCCTCGAGCTGCGCGGGCGTGAGCAGCGCGAGCTTCCGCTGTGCGGCACTCGCGCGGGCGGAGTCGGGCGCCGAAGCGAAGCCCACCATGTCCGGCCACGAGACCTCGTCGACGAAGCCGTTGGACTTGCGGAGCTTGCCCCCGAGCACCTCCTTCGCGATGTAGCGAAGCAGCTCCGCGAAGATCCGATCCACGAGCGCGTCGTAGGCCTTCCCCACGCGCTCGTGGAGCTGGCGCATCGCCCGGGATCGGATCTTCTCCGGCTGGTGCTCGTGGTCGGGCGCGCGCATGGCTCCGCCAGGCTAGCAGCCCGTCGGAGGATCGGTCACGAGGTCGCCGAGCACCGCGTAGGTGACGACGACGTCGTTCTCGTCGTCGAGGTTCTCCAGCGTGAGCGCCGAGCAGCTCAGGGACGCGAGCAGGAACGCGCGCACGTCCTCGGCGCCGTCCGAGCCGCTCGTGTCCGCGGGGACGAGCAGCGTGATCGGGGTCTGCCCCGCACCCGCGTCGGTGCCGTTCGTCGTGCCCGTCGAGAGGCCCAGCGCGGTGAGCACGCCCGCGTCGGTGTCCGTGTCGATCACGATGCTGGCCGCCAGCCCGGACGTCGGGCTCAGAAGCCGAAGCTGCGAGCCGCCGTTCGTTCGCGCGATCGTCGTGGGCACACCGCCCGCGCCCGCGATGCCTGCGAGCGCGGCTGCCGCGTTGATCCGGTTGATCACGGCCGCGAGCGACTGGTCCGCGGAGGTGAACGCCACGGTGACCGCGGTCCCCGTGATCTCCAGCACCAGCTCCTCGCCGCCCACGAACCCGGTGGGGTACGAGCCGCCGACTCCCGTGACGATCGCCTGCGTCGCGCTCGTGCCGCCGGGCGTGAGCCGGATCGGGCCGGTGGCCTCGAAGTAGACGATGCGCGCCGCGGACACGTCGCCGAAGGGCACCGCGAAGTTGGTCTCCGAGGCCTCGAGCGTGATCGTCCCGCCCTCGGCGTGCTCCAGGGTGTCGAGGAGCTGCTGGAGCGCGCCCTCGAACACGGGCTTGCTCAGGTTGTTCTCGCGCCCGACCTCCAGGGTCAGGTCCACGTTCACGCGTACGCCCATCGTCAGCCTCCTCCTCGCGGGAGCCAGAGATCGATCGCTGCGCGCCTGCCCTGGCTCTTCTCGAGGCGGTCGCGCTCCCATCGGAGGCTACGCTCCATCGGGCTGCCTGCGTGAAACGGGTGCGCGGGCTCGCCCTGCGACATCTCCGGCCCGGGCTCGTCGTCCGGCTCGTCGGGGGCCGCGTCCTCGTCGCCCTCGTTCTGCCCGTGCCCGGGGCCGAAGAGGTCGTCGAAGTGATTTTCCCCGTGCGCGTCGGAGCCGCCACCCATGCCCGCCGTGGCTTCCTGCGCCTGCTGCTGCTGCGCGGAGGCCCACTGAATCCAGTTGGAGTCGAGGATGACGTCGCCGAGCTGGCCCGGCAGCGGCTCCTCGTTCTCCTCGGCGCGGATCTCGTTGACCGTCTTGAAGGCCTTGACGCGCTCGATCCTCGCCTTCCGCTCTTGCTCCTCGGCCTTGCTATCGAAGCCCGTGAACGAGAACTCGAAGTCGGGGTTGATGTCCCAGACGATGTGCCGGTTGATCGTCTCGGCGATGTGGTCGAGCAGCGGCCGCAGCCCCTTGTCCTTGCTCTCCGTGACCTCTTCGGCGTTGGGGCGTGACTGGTTGAGGCTCGAGGACTGCCCGCTGTTGCCGAAGATGAAGTTGATCTCGACGGGGTCCGCGCCGTACATCGCGCAGATCAGCTTCGTCACCCAGTCCATCCACTGCCCGTACTCCATCTCACGGTTGTTCGTGTGCATGGAGACCCACTGGAGGTCCTCGGCGTTCACGATGGGCGTCTTCCACGCGTTCGTGACGCCCGAGATCATCGAGTACCACATGCGCCGGAACGCGCGGAGCTGGCGGTCTGGGATCGCGCCCTTGATGTTGATCAGCCCCTTGATCGCCGAGCCCTGCGTGAAGAACCGGGTGTTGTACTCGAAGCCGAACAGCCACGCGGTCACGAGCCGGATGATCTGCTCGATGGGCGAGAAGCCGAACCCGTTGACGCGCAGATCCGAGCGTGGGTTCTTCACGCTGAACGCCAGCTCGTCGGTGGTGAACTCCGAGATCACGGTGTTCTCGTAGACCTGCACGTAGGCGACGCGCGAGCGGAGGTCCTCCGGCTCGAGGTGCTCGATGTCGCTCACCGCGGGGCGAATCGTCTCGCTCGGGAGCGCGATGAACCGCGAGGGCCGACCGGCGTAGTCGCGGATCTTCTCGAAGCACCACTGGTCGTAGGTGAGGATGTCGCGCACGCCCTTCTTCACGAAGGTGCGGAACGAGTCGCGGTCGGCGGGCTTCTCGCCGTCCAGAAGCACGGCGGTCGTTTCGAGGAACCGCTCGATGGCCTCGGCCTCGCGCTGCTCGGCAGGGCTCATGCCCTTCTTCTGGTCGCGTCGATCGCGCAGCACGACGCGGTAGCCGCGGTCGTACTGGCCCTGCTGCGGAACGCAGAAGGCCGCGGCCTGGTCGACGCGGAGCTGGATGATCGCCGCGATGACCGTGTTCGAGACGCTCATCTGCCGCAGCGTCTCGTAGGTGAGGGAGCTGGGGCGCTGGCGCCAGCCGCCCCAATCCATGACCGAGTAGGGGTCGTGGAACATCGCCCGAGGCTTCTCGGTCGCGGGCGAGAGCGCATCGGGCATCGCCATGCCGGCCTGCACGAGGGCAGCCTGCATGGCCTCGGGGGAGACGTCCTCGTCCCCCCCTTCGCCGAGCGCCTTCACGAGCGCGTGGCGCGCTCTGTCGAGCACCGTCATCCGCGCTCCTTGGTTCAGCCGTGGGCGTTGGGCTTGCCGTGGCAGGTGCAGGGCAGCATCGGGTTCCACAGGTTCATCGCCTTGTGGATCTCGCGACCCGTGTGCACGGGGCACTCGGGGGCCGCGCGCGCGACCGGGTCGGCCATGCGGGCGGCGACTCCGCGGACTTCGGCGCCACGTCGCCCGCCCTCGATGAACGCGCGCGCGGGGTCCATCGCGTCGGACTTCACGAGGTGCGAGACGTCGTCGTGACGCACAGCGATCTTGCGGGCCGTCGGCGGCGCCAGTTCGGGCTGGAGGAAGGGCGCGATCTCGTGCGAGCGCGAGAACGCGAAGTCGCCGATCGCCGCGGTCAGGGAGTGCGCGCCCATCGCCGAGTTGCCGTCGTCGCTGAAGGCCGAGTCGGCGCGGGGCTTGAAGATCCCTCGAGCGACGAGGATCGCCTCGATGCTCGCGCGCGTGACGTCGTACTTCTTCGCCGCGCGCATGAGGTTCTTGTTCCGCGGGATCGTCTGGACCAGCTCCGACATCACGGCGCGGCTCATCTCGACGACCTGCTCACGCGCCTGGAGCTGCTGGTGCTCGGGCTCGCGAGACTCGTGCTCGTAGGCCTCCTCGACGAACGCGCAGAGGTAGTCGTAGAGGTACTCCTCGGGGAGGTCCTGGTCCCGGTCGCCCGGGTCACGGAAGGCGTACAGCCCCTTCGCCAGCACACGGCCCGCGGGGTCGCGGAGCACGGGCGCAGCGTCCCGGGCAGGGACCGCGCGACGAGAGGGTTGGGGGGCGGCACGCGATCCCTGCCCGAGACTCTTCTGAAAGCTCGAGGCGAGCGCCGCGAGGCTCTTCTGCGCCGCGGCGTCGTCCTCGCCGTAGGTGAACGGCTTGCTGCCCGCACCTCGGCCGCCGACGCTCGCCGACCCGGGGCGCTTCGACTTCGGGGGCTTCGGCGGAGCCGGGGGAGGTGCCGGCGGCCCGGCTTGGCCCGCCGACGGGTCCAGCTCGCCCATGAGGGCGCTCATGGCGGCCTCCCAATCGATCCACGCGCCCATCGCCGCATGCGGCTGCTGCTGCTGGTGCGCGGGCGGGGGAGCGTGGGGCGCCGCGGGCTTGGGAACCTGCGGAGCGTGGATCTGCTGGGCGTTCGCCTGCGGCGCCTGCACGGGCGGGCCCTGCGTCGGGTAGCCCTGCGGAGCCATCGGATGCCCCATCGAAGCGAGCATCGGCGCGAGCTGCGACGCGAAGGGCATCTGCCGCCCGCCCGCGGCCATCATCGCAGGGTGCGCCGCCGGAACCCCAGCGCCCGGCATGCCCATCGGGGGAGCCTGGCCCACCATCGGCGGCCCCTGGTGCCCCATCATCGGGGGGGCCGCCTGCCCGGCCATCGGAGGCGCTGCCGGACGTGCGGGCGGTCCCTGGGGCGGGCCATGCGGCGGAGGACCCTGCGGCGGGCCGCCTGCGCCCGCGGGCTTGCCGAAGCCCGTGGGCATGCCCTTCCACATGCTCGGCGTGCCGAACTCGTTGGCCTCGGCGGGGCTGGCGAGGCCCTTCGCCATGAACTCCGCGCCCCAATCGACGAACGCCCCTCCGTTGGGGTCGCCGACGTAGTTGGCGGGCGAGAAGGATCCCTCGGGCAGGGCGATGCCCGTCTTGGTCGTGTGCGTGGTCCGGGGCTGCGTCATCGGGAGATACTCCTCGGTGCGACTCTACCGCGAGAGTCGGGGCTCGTCATCAGAACAGGGCGCGCTGGTTCGCGGGCGTCTTCTCGTCGGAGCGGCTCAGAGCTGCCGCGACCGTCTCGCGGAGCACCTCGCCCGGGCTCTTCGCCGGGCCGAACATGCTGCCCTGGCCCTCGGGATTCTGGCCTGCCCGGCGGACGTAGTCGCGCCAGACGGCGGCCTGCTGCTGCGGGCCCGGCTTGCGGACGAGCAGCTCGAGGAGCGCGCGGGCATTCTGGTTGTCGACGACGGGGTGCCTCCCGCCGAAGAGGTCGTCGAAGTAGTTGAACAGGCGGTCGAACGTCTTGGGCTCCATCTTCGGGTCGAGCGCGGGGATCGCCCCCGTCTCGACGCGGTGGTGCAGGTCGTTGTAGGCGGAGAGCGCGACGGCGAGGTCCCCGCCGACGTCGTAGCCCTTGCCGCCCGAGGTCTTGGCCTGGACCATGTAGGGCACCGCGGCCGCGATGTTCCCGACGATCTTCGGCCCCGTGTTCGAGAGGATGTCGGCGTCGCCGACGAGCCGGCCGACGAGGATGCGCTCGACGAGCACGCGCCCGTCCTCGTTGAGCAGCTTCGTGCCCTTCTTGAGGTACTGGTTCGCGTTGCGCTGGTCGATGATGCCTGCGCGCTGGAGCGCGTTCACGAACCGCTCCGAGCGGTTCGACGCGAGGAAGGCGGAGAGGGTCTCGTCCTCCTTCATGTCGTTGCCGAGCGCGGCGAGGGACTGCTCGTCGAGCTTGCGGCCCATCGCGACCTGCATCGTTCGCGGGTCCATCGCCTGCGTGAAGCTTTCGTTGAGCTGGCGCACGAGGAGCTTCTGGCTCGCGGTCGAGGTGTCCTCGGGCTCGATGACGCGCACGAGCACGGGATGCTCGAGGGCGTCGACGTCCTCGGGGCGAAGCCCGAACTCGTGAGCGTGCTCGGCGAGGTACGCCTTCAGCGCGGCGCCCTTCTCCCCGTGGTGCACGTAGGCATGCTGCATCGACATCGTCCGGCTGTTGCCGCCGAGCGCGATGAGCTTGCCGTCCTGCTCGATCACGACGGGCGGGCCGTTCACGGCGTCGGGGTTGGTGTTCGCCACGAACGCGGGGTTCAGGCTCATCGCGTTGCGGAGCACCTTGCCCTTCTCGGCCTCGTCCCGATGGTAGGCACGCTCCTGCACGCCTTCGGGGTAGTCCTCGCGCTTCTTGAAGCCCTTGAGCGGGTCGTGCGAGGCGACGAGGTCGGAGGCGTTGGCGAGCTTGTAGCGCGCGCGGATGGCCTTGGGCTGGCCCCCGTCCCCCGCCACGTAGACCGCCGTCGAGCCGCCGTCGGTCTTCGGTGCGGGATGGGGAGCCGCAGCGGGGGCCGCTGCCATGGCGTTGCGGGCCTCGTCGGCGACCTTGTCCTTCAGCCCGGGGAACGCGCTCGTGAGCAGGTTGAGCTTCTGGATGGCGCTCGAGGCCAGCGCCTCGGCGAGCGCCCGCGCGCGGTCGTTGGTCGACCCGCTCTGCGCCTTCGCGAGCGCCTCGGAGAGCTTCGCCAGCTCGGCCTCCGCCCGCTTCGCGATCTCCGCGACGCGGTCCGCGAAGTCGTCGGTCTCCGCATCCGCCCCGCCCCGCAGCTCGACGACGGTGCCGACGTGACCGACCGTGACGCGCGCGCCCGCGGCGAGGTTCTCCGCGCCGCGAACGATCTCCGAGAAGCGCGTCGCGCTCGTGCGCTGCGTGAGCACGGACCCGATCGCGGCTGCCCGTGCCTCGGGCTCCCACCCGCGGCGCTCGAGGGCCGTGGCGAGGATGCTCTTCGCGCGGAAGGGGTTGACGCCCGCGCGGCCGAAGGCCTGCTGGAGCTTCGCGTAGACTTCGGGGACCCGCTTCTGGAGCTGCGCGAACCGCTCTTCGTCGGAGCCCTCCAGCTCGCCGAGCAGCGCCTTGGGGACGTGCCGGAGGACCGCGTTGACCGAGGCCTCGGCGCGCTTCTCCGCCCAATCGTGATAGCGGGTGCCGTACCCGCGGACGAGCAGGTTGGCCCACTCGTCGGGCTTGATCGCGCGGACGCGGCCGCCCATCTCGACGTGGACGGTCCCGTCCTTCTCGACCTCGTGGACCTTCGCGATGCCCTGCCCGTGCCCGAGCGAGACCTCCTCGCCGGCCTGGGCGTCGCGCGCGATGGCGCTCTCGGCGTAGTAGTAGCGCCACGGGCGCTTCGGGTTCCCGGTGGGCACGCGCCGGACGTACTTGTGGGACGCCGCGCCTGCGCCGGCCTTGTGCAACGCGTGGTAGAGCGCCGCGAGCGCGGCCTGGCTCTTCTCGGTCTCCTCGTCCTCGGCCTCGTCGTCCTCCTCGGGCTCCGGCTCGGCGCCCGGAGGCAACTGCACGGGCACGACAGGGAGCGGGCTGGCTCGACGCGCCCCCGGCGTTCCGGCGGGGTCGGCGACTCCAGGGGACGGACGCGGGCCCATCGGCGGGGCGGGCGCCAGGGCATCCTCGCGCGCATCGGGAGACCGCGGGACGCGGCCTGCGTCGGCCTGCGCACGCGGGGGGTTGCCCTGAGGCATCCCAGGGCCGCCGGCTGCGAGCCGCGGGCGCTGGTGGTCCGCGACCACCAGCGGCGCGCGCTGGGCGATCTGCGGGCCGCCGACCATCGCCATCGTCCGCACCGCCGGGACGTAGAGGAGCGTGGGGTCGAGGCGCACGTTGCCCGTTCCGTGGAACCCGTGCGCCCGGGTCGAGGCGTCTGCGTCGGCCTGCCTGCGGTTCACCTCGGCCTCTTCCTCCCGCTGCCGGTGGTCCGCGTCGCGGGGCTGGAAGTAGATGTCCTGATAGTCGGGGATGGATGCGCGCTGGCCGGGCGCCGCGCCATACGCGGGGCCGATCGACGGCTGCGGCTGGGGCTGCCCGCCGATCATCGCCTTGATCATGGTGGGGGTGATCGACCGCTCCATCGGGGCCTCCGCCTTCGGCTTGCGCGGGCGAGCCTGCGTCCGGGCTGCCGCGCGCTCGGGGCTGATCTCGACCTTCTCGGGCTGCTCGGGCTCGCCGAGCTGCTGCCGTAGCACGGCGGACCCACGGCGCCCCTTCTGCCTGCCCGCCCACCGCTCGGCGGCGTCGGACGCGGCCCGCTCGGTCGCGTCCCTGCGTTGCTTCGCCTGCGAGAGGCTCTGGTCGTACGCCTCGCGGTCCGCCTGCCCGCGCGACGCCCGCGAGACGCGCTCCTCGGCCTCCCCAGCGCCCTGCCTGACCTCGGCGAGGGCCCGGTCGGTGTCGGACCGCGCAGCCTCGTCGAGCCGCCCCAGCGCCGCGTGCGCGGCTTCGACGTGCTGCTGCGCCTGGGGGTCGTGCCCGAACATGCGGTTGACGTCCTCGGGACTGCCCATCCCGAAGACGTCGAGCACACCGTCGTCGTCGCCGCCCTGGGGAGGCATCTGGTAGCCCCCGCCCCCGAGCGCGGCGGGGCCCACAGGGCCCTGGGGCGCGGGCTCCGCCTCTCGGGGCGCTGTCGGCTGCGCCGGGGCGCCAGGAGCCTCCGGGGCGCCGGGAGAGGGCGTCTGCCCCAGGGTGCGCGCGCTCGCCGTGACCGAGGCGAGCCCCTGCTTGCCGGAAGCGAGAGCGTCGGACGCGTAGGCCTCGAGCTGCTTGTTCTTCTTTTCGGCGGCCTCGAGCAGCGACCCGAGATCGGGCCCGAGGACCGACGCGGGGGCCGCGCTGCTGTTGAACGCGCGCCCGAACGCCTTGAGGTTCTCGACGATCTTCGAGTCGCCCTCGGCGGTCTTCGCGCCGGCCTGCCGCGCGCGGAGCCCGACGACGATGTGGTTCAGCGCCTCTTCGAGCTGGCCCGCGAGCTGGGGGTCGTGCTGGCGGATCGCCGCGACGACCTGCATGCCCTGCTGCCCGATCTCGTTCGCGCCGGGCAGGGGCTTGGGCTGCGCGCCGGCCGGCTGGGCCGGCGCCGGGGGCTTCTGCCCGGGCGGCTTGGGGGCCGCGCCCTGCGGCTGTCCCGACCCCTCGTGGTAGGGGATCGTGTGCTCGGGGTTGGCCCACCGACCGCCCTGCGGGCCCGTGAACAACTGCGCCTTGGCCAGGCCCTCGCGCACCGCCGCTTCCCGCTGGGCAGATAGTTTCTTCACGCGCTTCTCCAGGTGGTCGACCTCCGAGCGTAGGTCGTGCGCCGCTCGCTCGTCGACGCCGTTCTCGGCGAGCCGCTTCTGCCGCCACGCGAACAGCGCGTCCTTGCGCGCCTCTTCGCGGCGGTACCTCTCGGGGGTCATCTCGCTCGCGGGTTGCTGCCAGGCGTGCACGTCGCCCATCGCCACGCGCCGCATCCCGCGATCGAGCGCGCTCCGCTCCCAGCTCTCGGTGAGCGACGCGGAGTCGACGTCTACGAGGTCGGGCACCGTGAGGCGGTCGACGACGGCCTTGCCCTTCGTGTTCTTGGCCTCGAGCACCTCGAGCGCCGCGCGCTTCTGGCCCAGCTCGTGTGCCGCCTTGCCGAGAGCCTTCGCGGCGCGCTCCAGGGTGCCGAGCCTGGCAGCCTGCTCCGGGTCCTGCTTCTTCGCGCAGCCCGTGCCCATGATCACGTGACGCCCGTTCGTCAGCTCGACGGCGGCGTGCACCTCGTGCTCTCTCGCGCACCGCGCGCACACGGCAAGCACGCCGCTACCCGGGATCGGGCGGCTGTACTCGACCCCGAGGTGCCCCTCGACCAGCTCGCGCTCGCGCGTGTCGCGGATGCCGACGATCCGCTTGATCTTCACGTGCTTCTCGGACTCGGAGAGCAGCGCCGGCCGCCCGTGCTCGGCCGGGTTCCAGTGGATCGTGTGCTGCGGGTCCGCCCACAGCCCACCTTTCGGACCGATGAACGGGCCGCCGCTCATCTTCGCCATCATCGGCACCACGAGCCGGCGCTCGAGGTCGGCGTAGTAGTCGGGCCGTTCCTGAAGGTGGTTCGCGACCTTGCCGGCCTTCTCGCGCGCATCGCCGTGGCCCTTCTCGCGCTCGTAGGCGATGGCCGCTGCGATCTCGGTCGGCGTGGGTCGGTGCATGCGGGTCAGGCTCGGGGGATCGTCAGGCGGTTGCCGACGAGGTGCTGGTAGCGCGGGTCGACGAGGGGCCGGGAGAGCAGGTTGCGGAGGGCCTTGTGGAGCAGCTCGCTCTTGCCGAACGCCGCGAAGATGGCGTCGAAGTGCGGCGTCATCGCGTCGACCTCCGCGTCGCTCGGCCAGAGCTTGCTGACTGCGCTGCCCGCCATCGCGATGCCTGTGAGGTAGGTGTTCTCGCGGCCCTTCGCGTGCAGCTTGCGCTGCACGTACCTCTCGAACGTGCGGGCGAACACCTCGCACGTCGAACGCCAGTAGTCGGCCTTGCCCGCCGACATCCGCTTGTCGCGTACGTACTGGCGAGTCTCGGCGGCGAGCCTCTCACGGAACGCGCCCATCGCGTCCGACGTCATCAGCGCGCGCATGGCGCGGAACGTCGGATCGTCGTCGGCCTTCGTGTCCCGCACCAGGACGTCCTCCGAGACGAAGCGCGCTTCCTTCCGGCCTGCGTAGGTGCGCTGCGTGGCCTCGCCCGCCGCCTCGTAGATGAGGTTGTCGAACATGTGCCCCCACTCGTGCGCGAGCGCGCCCGCTCCCGAGTCGCGGGTCAGGTTGATCACACGCGCGGTGGGTTCGTAGTGCGCGGAGGCCGTGCCCTTGCCTCGCGCGCCGATCGCCATCGCGAGGCGCCCGTTGAACGAGGCCATGCCCGCCGGCAGCCCGAGCACGTCGGTGAGGTCCGCGAACGAGTCGACGACGCTCTTGAGGTGGTGCTCGCGTTCGCCGTCGGTGACGCTCTTGCCCCACTGCACGCCGCGCATCCCGTACTTCCCGCCCTTGCTCTTGTCGAGCAGGTCGAGGCCCTGCTTGACGCTGCGATACTCGGACGGCGGGCCCTTCCGCACCATCTTCGACGTGTTGTAGACCTTGGACAGATCCCACTCGTCCTCGGCCTTCGACTGCTTCGCGCCGAAGGCCTCGTTCATCGACTTGCCCTCGAGCATGCGCATCACGTGGTTGGCCATCGCCGCGTTGCGCTCTTCCGCCGTGGGGTACTTCGCGTTCAGGCGGCGCGCGAAGTCGTTGGCCTGCGCGAGCGGGGAGAGCGACCCGCGGCCGGCGATGGCGTTGTGGAAGTCGCGGATCGCTTCGGTAGCTGCCGAGGTGGGTCCGTACTCCTCACTCACCCGCTGATGGAGCACCGCCACGTCGCTCAAGAACGCGCGCACGGCACCCAGCGGGTTGTCCGCGTGGTCTTTGCTCTCGACGAATTTCGAGAGGAGGCCGCGCGCCTCGCTCCACGCGGCGTAGTAGGCCTCGCGCTGCTTCCGCAGATGCTCCTCGGCCGTGACGGCCTCGCCAGAGGGAGCACTGCGCGCGAGCAGCTTGACCCCGTCGTACTTCGTGGGCGCCGACCACGCGCCCTCCTCGCCCGTGCGATGGCGCGGGATCGTGGGGCGCTGCGGGAACTTCCGCAGCATGAGGTGGCCGAGCAGGACCTTGAGCGTCTGCGGGCCGTTGCCCTCCGCCGTGATCTTCTGCGCCACCGAGACGAACTCGACGGGCTCCTGGCGCTCCAGGAAGTCGCGAGTGAAGAGACGGTCCGCGTCGGCCGACGCAGAGGCATCGCGCGCGTTCTTCCACACGAGCGCCTTGTGCCGGGCGCTGCCGCCCACGTCCTCGCCGCGCTGCTCGACCGCGGACGAGCGATCGTTGACGAACTCCTCCGCCTCCTTCGCCTTCTTCGCAGTGGCCTCTGCGTCACCCCGGGGAGTGCCCTCGGGGGCTCTCGGGGCCACCGGGATCACGAGGCGCTCGGGCGGCTTGGCCGGGGCCTCGGCGGGCGGCGCCCACGGTGTCTCACGCTTCCCCGCGCCTTCGATCGATCGCACGGGCTCGATCGTGCGCTTCGCTCCCGTCGTCCACAGCTCGGCCGTGCCGTCTGCGCGGATGATCAGCTCGCGAAGGTTGCGCGAGCGGCCTTCGATGGGGGCGAGATACACGCGCCGCCCGTACTTGCCGCCCGAGACCTCCGTGTCGTCGATCTCGGCGCGGAACTTCATCCCGTTGACCGTGACCGTCTGGCCCTTCGTGAAGCGCATCATGGGCGTCTGGGCCTTGACCCGATCACGGTCGGCCTTCGCCTTCTCAGCCTCCACGCGGAGTCGCTCGCGGATGTCGTCCGTCCGCGCGCGTGTCGCGAGCTGCTGGTCCTCGGGGACCTTGTCCTTGTCGGTCCAGCCCCCGGGCGGCGGCTTGCCGAACTCGATCTCGGTCACCCTCGGCTTCGCGGGCTCGGGCTTCGGAGCAGGGTCCGCCGGCTTCACGCCTCGAGCGCGGTCCATCGACTCGGCGAGATCCGCCTTCGTGCTGCCGGGGTTGAGCTTGTGCCACGCGCGGCGGAGGGACTCTTCGTCAGCCACCGGACCGTCGCCGGCTCCGTGCGCGAGCAGGTGAAGCACGCGCTCCGCCAGCTCGTTCGCGCGCTTCATGTCCTTCCGCGCCATCGCGTCGGTAGCCTGGGCGAGCAGCTCCTCACCCGAGACGGTGGGCGACGTCGTCGGCTTCTTGGGCTCGGCGGAGAGCAGCACGCCGCCGCCGTCGTTCACGGTCCGCACGATGCTGGAGAACGCGCTGAACGGCTGGGAGTCGGGCATGCGCTCCCAGCCGTCGGGGCTCTGCGCGCTGGGCTTCTGCTTCTCCCAGCCCATCTTGCCGTCCTTGGCCTTGCGCCAAGCGGCCGTGCCGTCCTTCGCCACGACCAGGCTGCCCACGGGGAGTGCGTTCACCTTCTCCATCGAGAGGGTGCCCGCGGGCGTGACCTTCGGCTTCGACGGGTTGATCGCCTCGTCGAGCCGGCGCTGGTCGAGCCGGGGCTTGACGCGCACGGGCTCATCGCTGTCCACGAGCTTCTCGTGCGCGCGCTTCGGCGTGACGACCTTCGGCTCGACCGGGATCGCGGGCGTCGGCCCCTTCTCGGGCGCGGGCGTGCGGAGACCCATCGCGTCGAGCGCGGGGCGCAGCTCTGCCGGGATCGACGAGCCGCCCATCAGCGGCTTCCCGTCGCGGCTGATGTACGTGATCAGGTTGCCCACGGCCTTCGCGCGTCCCTCGCGGATCATCCGCACCGTCTGGAGGTCGCTGTGCAGGCTCTCCATGATGGAGTCGTACCGATCCCAGGGCTCGCGCTCCTCCGGCGTCATCTTGCGGCCCGAGTTGCGCTCGATGTGCGAACGCAGCCTCGCGATGTTGTCGCGTCCGTCGAGCACTGCCCGGGAGTCGCGGACGTTGTCGATCGCCGCGCTCGCGGCCTCGAGAGCAGAGAGCGCCTCGTGCTTGATCTCGGTGCTGTAGTCCCCGTGCTGGACGAGCAGCTTCGCGTCCGCGATGCGCGCCTTGTGCTGGTCGATGAACGTCTGCGCGAACTCGATCTGCTTCGGCGTGCCCGACCACGGCTTGCCCGTGGGAGCGGGCTCGGGCGCCGCGGGCGCGGCCGCTTCCTTCGCTGCCTCGGCGGTCTTCTTGTCGTGCTCCTCGAACTCGCTGAAGACGTCCCGCTCCTTCGCGAGCGAGCCCTGATGCCACTGCCTGTGCTTCAGGCGCGCGTCGGCGACCGCCTTCGCGTGCTTCGGCCAGAGCATCCCGGGGTCGAAGACCTGCCGCCCGTGCTCGGTCGTGGCGACCGAGCCGTCCTGGCCGACCGCGAGGTACTGGTTGCCGGGGAGGTAGACGCGGACGCCCTTGCCCTCCTTCGTCCAGACCTTCGCGCGCTCGACGCCGTGCTCACGAATGAGCGCAGCGAGCTTCTCGGCGTGCTCCAGCGCGCGGGCCTTCGTGCCCGCGGGACTCTTGAAACCGCCCTGCGGCTCACCCTGCGGGGCCGGCGTGTCGACGCCCGTGCTCGCCGCCACGTGGGACACGCCCGTGACCTCGAGCCCGTGCTCGGCGGGCTCGGGGCGCGCGCTGGTTGCTGCGGGGATTGCAGGCTTCGCGGCTTCGTGCTGCGCGGCGGCCGCCCGCAGCGGGGCCATCACGTTCTCCTCGAGCCACTGCCGCGCCTTGCCCGGCCCGATGCCCTCGAGCAGCGGGGGCATGCGCGCGAGCATGCCCTGGACGAGGTGCCCGTCGGCGCGCGCGAGCGCGTCGTCGGCTGCCCTCTTCGCCATCTCCGCCCACACGGGGATGATCGCGGGCTCGACGTGGTGGTGCTCGTGTACCGGCTCCGACGGGCGAGAGGGCGGTGCAGGGGCCGCCTTCGGAGGCGCAGGTGCCGCCGGCTCGCCGAAGTCGAACCCGAGCTGGCCTCGCCGCTTCTCGGCGGCCTCCGCACCGCCCACGTGCTTCTCGCGGAGCCACGACTGGTATTCGTGCTCGTGATAGAAGTAGCGCCAGGGGTTCTTGGGGTTTCCCGTCGGGATCCGCTTGAAATACTTGCCGCCGCGGGCGACGCCCTTCTCCAGGTTCTTCGCCTTCTCGTCCTCCCGCGCCCACCCCCAACGCTTGCCCGCGGGGCCCTCGTGGTCGTGGTGCAGATGGGCGTCCGCGTCCTTCACGTCCGCCCCGAAGGTGTGGGAGAAACCGCGCGCAGCGTGGGTGACACCGCGGGCTCCTGCGTTCGTCGCGTCATGCCCTCCGCCGGTCGTGCCGAGGTGATGCAGCATCGCCTCGGCCTGGACGCGAGAGAACGTCGAGTGCGCCGACATCCCGCTGGGCTTGTGCGTGACGTGGTACTGCATCCCGCCGTAGCCCTTCTCGCGGTGCAGCGCGTAGTCCCCGAGCTGGATGCCCTCCCGCGTCTCCTTACCGTCGCGCGTCGCGATCTCGAAGGAGCCCTTCTTCGTCGGGACCTTGATCCGTTCCGCGCCCTCCCCGTGAGACTCGGCGTAGCTGTAGATCCACCCCCCGCGCCCGTCAGGACGCCGGCTCAGGTACTTCCCGCCTCGTGCTTCTGCCTTCTCGAGGGGCACCACGAGGGTCATGGACTTCGTCACGTTGCGTGCTCCCTGGAACCGGACCGTCGGGGTCTTCCCGTAGTCCGTCTGGTTGTTGCGCTTCCAGTATGCCGTGGCGCGTCGGGTGACCTCGTCGCGCGTGTCGGCCGGGACGTGGCGCATCGCGTCCCTCATGGTGCCCACGAGCCTCCCGCGGGCATGGATCAGGCGGGGCGTCTGGGTCTTCTGCGAGAAGCTGACGGGGCTGTCCTGCACGAGGCGCTGCACGCGCTGCTCGTCGGCAGGCTCGAGGCCCAGCCCGCGCGTCACGTCGTCGATGTCAACGACGTGCGGCGTCGGCCGGGCGCGGGGGTCCTCGCCCTCGGCGTCCGTGCGCATCATCCGAGTCACCTCGGCCTGCATCGCGCCCGCTTCGCCGAGCCCGGACGCCGCCAGCGCCCGGAGCTTGTGGCTCCCGTAGTGCGGGAAGCTTGCCGCGCCCGGGAGGTGTGCCTGGGACCGGGACGGCTCCTGGGCCTTCTCCAGAGGGTCGCGCTCGCGCTTCATCGCTCCGCCTTTCGGGATAGTGCCGCGCGGCCCCCACCCTACCGCTCGACGTGCCTCTCGGGCTCCCTCCGAGAAGCGCCCGACCGCCTACCAGGGACGAGCTGGCAGGCGGCCACACCGGGCCTTGGGCTCAGCTCGACCCGCCCGTCGCGCGGAAGCCGATGCACTCGACGATCACGACCTCGGCGTCCGGCGCGAGCTGCGTCGGGACGCCGATCGTGTAGGAGGTCGCGCTGACCTCCGTGATCGTCGGCGGGTTCGCGTTCGTCGCGACCGCCGTGGTCGTCGAGACGTGACGCGCGGTCCCGCCGTCGGGGAAGTAGCTGTCGTTCGTGCGCGGGGTCGCGCCCGCGGCGTTGACCACGCGGATGATGCCCGGCTTGAAGGGGCAGCCCGTGAGGGTGCCGCCCGCGCCGCCCGCGCCCGTGACGACGCCCATGAAGTGCTCCGTCATGTGCTTGCAGAGCGTGCGGGCGACGGCGTGGTTGTCCGGCAGGACGGGCTTGTCCGTGGGGGCGGGGATGACGTTGTCCTGGTAGCTGACGCGCATGGGGGGTTCCTCCGTGGTGGGCCGGCCACGGCCCGTGGTTGCGGGGGTCATGCTGCCCGGAGCGGCCTCGCCCCGCAACTACAAGAGGGAGCCCTCGTCGTCCTCGTCGTCGCCCAGCATGACGTCCTCCCAGCTCTCGCCGTCCTCCCCTCCACCCTCCAGCTCGGCGTCGGCCGCCCCGTCGGCGGAGTCGTCGCCGATGGCGAACGAGAAGCCGCCCGCCTTGCGGGCTTCGCTCGCGAGCCACCAGCCCATCACGGTGTCGTCGTGCTCTCCCGCGCCCTGGAGCTTCCCGTCGAGGAAGCCGAACGAGACGCACTCGCCGATCCAGACGTCGGTGACCTGCCGAGAGATCGCGTCGCCGCGCGGGATCGTGAGCTTGCCGTTCTCGAGGAGGATGCGGAGCCCGGGGATGCCCTTGTCGAGGGGGTACTTGTTCTGCGCGAGGGTCAGGAACTCCTTGACCGGGACGTCGGTGGTCCGCTTCATCTCGTCGGACCACACGCGCTGCGCCTGGTTGGACTCGATGAAGACGAGCGAGCACTCGTAGTACCGTGCCCACAGCTCGATCTCTTCGAGCTGGCGCTTGAAGGGCAGGCCCTTGCTCCGCCGGATGTCGACGATGAAGTGCTGCCCGTGGTCGTCAACGGCGATCACGAAGATCACGAAGTAGTCGGCGCCGACGTTCGCCGAGATCGCGATGTCGACGCCCATGTAGGTCGACCAGCCGCGAGCGCGGATGGCCTCGGGGGTCGGGCGGATCGATAGCGTGCGGTCGTACAGCGGCGGGAAGAGGTGCGAGGGGAAGATCGAGAGGTCGTCCGAGATCGGCTGGCAGAGGATCTCGCGCGTGAACGCGACCGAGCCGATCTCCCGCTTCTTCTTGCGGAGCGCGTCGAGGGACCAGCGCCATGGGAAGAGCGCCGCGTCGTTCCCCGTGTCCGGGTCCTTGATGATCCCCGGGTACTTGCGGAACGCGTAGATCGGGTTCTTGCGAAGGAAGCCCCACAGGTCGGCCTGGTGGAACGGCGTCCCCACCGCAACGATCTGCCCCTGCGGATGCACCATGTTCGCGATGGCGCTGTTGAAGTATTCGATGTGCTTGCGGCGGACGGTCTCCGAGAAGAGGTCCTCGTCGTTGAGCACGTCGTCGCAGACGATGTAGTGCGGGTGCCGCCCACGCATCTTCTTGCCGTAGCCGACGGCTCGGATGCGGGACCCGTTCGTGAGGCGGACGTCCTGGCGGTTCAGGCGCACCTTCGGGTCGCGCCGAAAGTCGTCCTCGGACGGCACGAGGTGCTTGAGGTGCGGGATGTCGACGAGCCCGCGGAGGTTGTTCCGCCCGTAGACGATGATGTCGAGGAACTCCATCGCCGACTCGAGGGTCGCGCTGAAGATGTAGACCTCGCACCCGGGGTGCATCCACGCGCGCCAGATCGGGTAGGCGTACGAGAAGAACGTCGACTTGCTGTGATCGCGCGCTGCGTTGATCGCGAGCCTCGGATGCTTCGCGACCAGCTCGCCCCATTGGTAGATGTGGGGGCCGATCTCGATGCCCAGGATCTCGCGAGCGAAGAACGTCAGCGAGCTGCGCAGCATCTCTCGGTAGAGGCGCTGCCAGTGCGGATCTCGCCCTGCGCTGTCCAGCGCGAGCTGGACGTGATTGCTCCGGTACTCCGCTTGGGGAGCCCGGCTGCCACGGGGGAGCGCCGCGGCCTGCCCGGCCATCACCACGGATCAGAGAGGCTCAGACCGAGTCGGAGCCGGCCTGCACCGAGAACTGGCCCGCCGCGCCGCCCTGCCGGACGCTCGCCTTGCGGCCCGCCGCCTGCACCGTCTGGTTGAGGCGGGTCACCAGGAGGTTGATCGCCACCTTGTTCGCGTTCGCGAGCGTGATCAGCTCGTTCACGCGCGTGCGGAGGGTCGCCATCTCGCCCGCGGCTGGCGGGTCGGTGAACGCGCCCAGCGCCGCGCCCGCGCTCGCGGCGGACACGAGCGGGTCGGTCAGGGTCGCGCCGACGGTCGTGGCGGCCGGCGGATCGACGACGAGGTCGCACGTCCCGTCCGCGTTCACGCGGGTGATCAGGCCCGGCCAGGGACCGGCGCCGAGCGCGGTGACCTCGGCGGCCGTGGGGGTGTAGGCGACCTCGCGGCCGCGGCGCAGACGAGAACGATCGGGCATGGGATCCTCCAGGGGGTGCCCGGAGAGCATACCCAGATCCGGCCGTCGTGCAGCATCAGCGGTCGTCGAGGGTCAGATCGAACGCTTGGCCGGGCTCGGGCCGCTTCGCGAAGGCGACGCCCTTGGGGAGCGCGCGCCGCAGCTCGGAGGCCTGGCGGTCCGAGGTCACGAGGATCAGCACGGACTGCCCGCGCTCGACGGCGTCGCGGGCGCGGAGAACGATCTGCGGGGTGACGCTCATCGGGCGAGCCGTAGCACGTTCACCGGACCAGGAGGGCCTTGATCCGCTCGAGGAGCTGGCGCGCCGTGCGCTCTTCGATCTTCCGCACGGCCGTGAGCACGGCCTCCCGCAGCGCGGGCGCCAGCGCGTTGAGCGAGTCGAGGGTCGGTAGGTCCTCGGGCCCGTCGGTGTCGTCGTACATGCCGCGGACACCCTCGACGAGCGCGAGGGTGATCTCGCGCGCGGCCCGGGCTTCCCCGTGGCGCTCCGTCTCGACGAGAAGCGCGGCGAGCTGGTTCTCGCCGTTGAGGGCCGCGATGTAGGCCGCCCCCAGCTCATGCTCGGCCCGAAGCGAGGTCAGCTCGCGGAGCACCGCGTCGACGTCGGCCTGCACCGCCTCGGGTGCGTTGGCGAGCCGAAGGCGGATCGCGTGCTCGGTCTCGAGGTCCAGGCGCGCGCCCAGCTTCGGCAGGGCGGGCACGGCGTGGTCGAGGCCCTTCCGGGCGGCCCGTTCCTCGCCCGAGAGCAGCGCCTCGATGGCGAGCCGCACCGTGCTGGGACCCTCGTCGCCGAGCAGGTCGAGGCGCCAGAGCACGGCCCGGAAGAGCCGGCGCGCGGTGAGGACCTCGTCGGTGACCCCGCGGGCCCGGGCGTGCGCCTCGGCCACCGCCATGCGCAGCCGCTCGGCCTGCTCCGCCATCGCCTGTTGCTCGCGCCGCTCGACCTCGTGGCGCCGGGAGGCCTCCACGAGCTTCTGCCGGGCGTCCCGCAGCTCGGCGAGCACCTGCTCGTGGTGCTCCCACGAGACGCCGGGCGTGGGGACGGCGGGCGCCTCGGTTGAGAGGGCCGCCTCGGGTGCCGTGACCGGGACGCCGCCGCTGCCCCCGCACCGTTGGCAGATCGCCCAGCCCTGGCCGGTGGCAACCGAGCCCGTCCCCTTGCACTCGCCGCACTGCGTTCGTTCCGTCATCGCCGCTGTCCTCCCTTGCGCCACGCAGCGGGACCGCTGCGTGCGTTGTAGCGGGTCACGATCTCCGACATCGGCGCCTCCGGCAACGGGCCCACGATCAGGAAGGTGTGGAAGCGGCCGCGCGAACCCTCGGGGCGGTAGGACACGCGCAAGGCGGGCTCCGGTTTGCCCTCCGGCAACATCGGCACGACCATGTCCGGGCTCGTGCGGATCTCCCAGTTCGGAGCCTCGCGTTCCGCGCGTCTGCGATCGGCCTCTTCGGATCGCACGGCCGCGAGGTGATCGAGGATGCCGTGCGCGTGTTCGACGGAGATCCCCGAGAGGTGCAGGTTGACCGCCGTCTTTCGAGAGATCACGAGCGAGCGCACGTGAGGCTCTTCGTCGGCGCGCGCGAACAGCGCCACCACGCGTGGACTCTTCATCTCGGCTGCGAACCGATCCTTCGGGATCATCGCGAAGCCCTCCCCGCAGGCACGACCACGAGCGCGCGGAGCTTGCGGATCTCGGCCTCGATGCGCTCGTCGGCGGCCGCGAGCCGACGCATCTCTGAGGGCATCGTGACCTCGAGCTGTCCGTCCTCCTTCGATCGGCGGACCGAGTGCTTCACCCTGCGCGGGGCCTCGGACGTGCGCACGCCTCCCCGCGTCCTCGCGTTCGCGGGCGTCGTGAGGGCCTCCTCCATCGTCCACGCGCCCTCACGAACGGCGTTGAACCGCGAGTAGAGCGTGTTCTTGGACAGCCCCGTCTCCGCGGCCCACCCGAGCACAGTCAGGCGCTTGCCCCCGTACTCGAACAGCTCTCCCGATCCGACCTTCGGTCCCGGCATCCCTACCTCCGTTGCGTTCTTAGCGGATAGCCCTACTCCAGGTCGACCGAGGCCTCGGTGCTGCACACGCACACGTACTCCTCCGGTGCGCCAGCCGGAAACCGGATCTCGATGCCGATCAGCCACGCATCAAGATCCGCGCAGCGGGCCTCACAGAAGGACCGTGCGGGCACGTCCTCCGACGGCGGGGGAGCGGACGAGATCGCGTCGCGGACCATGCTCACGACGACGGCGAGGACCGCCACGCAGAGCACCAGGAACGCGAGCCACGTCGCCTGCTCGATGGCGCTCGCCTGCTCGTGGCCGCTCACGACCGCACCGCCGCGTGCAGGTCGTCACGGGCGCGCTGGACGCGCTCGGCGTAGGGCAAGAGGTCCGCGCAGCCCGGGCAGTCCTCGTCATCCTCGTCGGGCGTGTGGCGAGCCGTGCCCGCGCGTGCGTCGACGAGGGTGAGCACGGCCGTCCAGAAGCCCACGCGGCCCGCGGCGCCGAGCTGGCGGACGACGCCTCCCACGCGACGAGCTGCGAGCCGCGGGCGGCCCATCGTGAACACGTCGAGGGGCGTGACGTCGACGCCACCGTCCTCGGGGTACTCCGTGAACCACGCGTACCAGCCCGTCGGCCCGCCGGGGTAGGGCCCCATGCGCTGCACCGTGAGGGCGTGCGGGTCGGTCTCGAGGATGCACGCCGCGGTGTCCCGCACGACCTCCTCGATGACGGGGTCCACGATCTCGCGCTTGATCTTGCTCAGCATGGCTATCCTCTCTGCGTCATCACGACGTCAACCGACGTCGGCCAGGCTCGGGGCGCGGCGACGAGCCCGTGGGCACGAGCCGTCCGCAGGTACTCCCACATCTTCGAGGTGACCGTCGAGTGATGCCGCTGCATCCACTGCTCGTAGACCGCCGTGCAGTAGGCGGCCTCGACGACGTTGCTGTTGACGTTGCGGGCGCCGATCGTGGTCCGCACGATCCGGCCGAACGCTGAGCCCGCCGTGCCGCCCGGCGCGGGGATCGTGTGGGGCAGGAGCGCCGTGTAGGGCTCGCGCGGGGTGCTGACGTGCGCTCCGCCGCAGACCAGAAGGGACAGGGCCGCACGCGCCGCGTGGACCGAGACGGCGTTCCCGAGCCGTTCGTAGCGCGCGGTCTCGGTCCCCGCGGCCTTCGTCCAGCCGACGGGGAAGCCGAAGAGGCGCTCGACACCCTCGGGCGTCACGGACCGGACCTCGTCGGGGGTCACGAGCAGGGTGTAGGACCGGCTCTTCCGGGTGACGCTGGGCTGCGCGCAGAAGAGCGCCCCGCCTTGCTGGTTCGACACGCCGATGCCGTCGACGGCGCAGGTCCACGAGACGCGCTGCTCGACCTCGGGGCGCGCCCATGGGCGACGGCGCGCGAGCACGAAGGTCCGCGGGCGCCGCATGAGCGAGCCGAAGCAACCCGCGTTGAGGTTCAGGACGTGGACGTGGTAGCCGCGCTGCTCGAGGGCGAGCTGGAGCGCCTGCATGTCCTCGGCGAAGCGCGCGGTCCCCAGGGAGTCGGCGTTCTCGAGGAGCAGGTACTCGGGGGACGCGTCGAAGACCTTGCCCAGGGCCGCCCAGACGACCGCGGACGGGCTGTCGGGGTCAAGGAGGCCCTGCCCGCCGGGCGTCGAGGCGGCCGCGGAGAGCCCCTGGCACGGGAAGCCGCCCATCACGAGGTCGACGCCCCGCACGTCGGCCTTCGTGGCGTCCTCGACGAGCTGGGCGTCGGGGAACTGCGCGCGGAGCACCGCCCGCCCCGTGGGGTCGATCTCGGCCGCGAGCACCGTGCGGATGCCCGCCTCGCGAGCTGCGAGGTCGAACCCACCGATGCCCGCGAAGAGGCTGGCGGCCGTCAGGCTCACGTCGGCTTCTCGGCGCGCAGGAGGGCGAGGTCCTCGTCGTGGATCCACAGGTTGCCCGCGCTGGGCCGCCCCGAGCGGAGCGAGAACTTCTCGGTGGCCCCGTCGCTCGGGCGAAGGAGGGTGACGTCCCGCTTCCCGATCTTCACGATCTTGCGGAACACGAGCAGGTGCTCTCGGGAGAACGCGCCCTTGGGCACCCACACGCGCACCTCGCCCGCAGCGAAGCGCGACGCAGTGTGCTCCGCGTAGAGCTTGGCGCGAGCCGCAGGGTCGCCCGTAGCCAGCGCGCCGAGCGCGGCGGCCTCCAGGTCGCTCGGAGCGGCCAGCCCTGCGACGGTACCGTCGGGCTTCGCGTAGAACGAGACGTCGACCGTGATCTTGGTGCGCAGTCGGATCATGCCCCCACCTGTAGCGGATAGCTCTTGCTGACCTCGCTCCAGCGGCCCGAGCCCGACTCGTGCGAGGACCACAGCGGGCCGTCCGCCTTGACCTGCTCGGCCACCGCGAGCAGCGCCGGGACCGGGAGACCGGCGAGCAGCGCCGAGCCCAGGCAGCCCTCCAGCGCGCGGTCGACCGCCGACTCCAGGGAGGGCATGTGCCCGAAGTAGCAGCGGCCCGCGGCGAGCCGCCGGCTGCACCCCGGGTCGGCGTACATGATGCGGACCTCGACGCAGTCGATCTCCCGCATGCTGTCCACCGCCATCGTCTCGACCGTCAGGACCAGCGCGTTCGTGTTCATGGGGAGCATTGTTATCCATCTTTCGGATAACGTCAAGCGCCCATCAGGTCGACCTTGCGGGAGGGCTCGTCGGGGGGCGGCTTGGGGCACCATTCGGGCGGAGGGCCCGACGTGCCGGGCACCGCAGGGGCCCGCTTCAGCCCCAGGACGACGACGGCGGGCGCGCGGCCGTGGTAGCAGGCGAGGGAGCCGTCCGAGGGGCTCCGCCCGAGCAGCGTGCACCGCCCGCACGACTCGGGGCGCGTCGAGCTGGAGGCGTGCGCGGGCGGCAGGGCCTCGCCCTCGGCCTTGCGCTTGGCGCGGATGAGCGCCTTGCCCTCGGCGAGGCAGCGGCCGCACCACCACACGGGCACGGCGCCGTTGTGCCGGGAGACCGTCGCGACCTCCGACGGCCCCTTCTCCGCGCGGCAGACGTCGCAGCGGTAGCTCATCGGTCGGTGTCCCGGACCTCGACCAGGACCGCGGCCCTCGCGGGCATCGGCGCCGAGATCAACCGCAGGGCGTCGGCGGGCTGAAGCGCGACCACGATGTGAGAGTCCTCGGACGCCGTGACCGACAACACCTCGCCGCGAGCCGCGATGGACGCGCGGGACCCCTCGAGCGCCGCGATCTCGTTGTCGAGATACCAGCGTGCCTTGCGGAGGTCGTCGAGAACCAACTCGCCGGGCTTCTTGCCCGCGCGGCACAGGTACTTCAGGGCGTTGCCGAGCGCGAACCCGAGGCCCCACGCACGGATGACCTTGATCGCTTCGTAGGGGTTCTCCGCGCCGCCGTAGTGGGCGGGACTGTTGACCTTCTCGTTCATGGCTTCTCCGGCAAGAGGATGGTGGTGTTCAGGCGTTCGCGAGAGACCCTGTTGAACTTCCGCGTGACCGCGGCCCCGAGATCGACCGCAGCTCGGGCGCACAGCAAGTCGAGGTAGATGACCGTGTCGGCGGCCTCCTCGGCGAGCGCGTCGACGAGGGGCCCGCGCTGCGGGATCTTGTGTCCGTTGCGCTGCTCGGTCTCGGCGCGGCGGAGGTTCTTGATCACGCCCGCCAGCTCGCCCAGCTCGCCCGCGACCGCCGTGCACCAGTCCGAGAGGGACCAATCGGCGATCGGGTGGTAGTGCGTCGAGCAGCGCCGCACGTTCGCGATCCGAAGCCGGTCGAACGTGAGCGGGGGCACCACGTCCTCGGCGGCCTGAAGCGCGTCGTCGCGCCCGATCTCAGCGCCCTCGAGCGCAGCACGCGCGTCGTCGGGTCGCCGGGCCTCGATCGACGACACCGCGCGCTCCACGAGGGCAACCGCGCGCATCCGATCCAGCGACACCGTCGACGTCGAGGTGTCGCCCCCGCACGCCTCGGCGTACCGATTGATGGCCTCCCACAGCGCCACCTGCTCTTGCTTCGTCATCGCAGCCTCCCCACCGCGCGCACCCACGCGCGCCACTGCTCTGCGGTCACGCGCATGACGCGCTCCCGCTCGCCCGCAGCGCGCACGCAAGGGCGCACCGTGACCTCGTAGCCCATGGAGCCGTCGTCCTGCTCCATGCCTCCGCGGACCTCGATCTCGACGTCAGCCTCGCCGTCGCGCAGCACGGCGCGCTGCTCGTAGTAGCCGCTCATCGCCCACCTCGCTCGATCTCGTCCGCGCGAGCGCCGATCATGCCCACGGCCGTGAACACACCCGCGCGCCGGTCGCCCGAAGCCATCGCCTCCGCGTGCTCGCGAAGACACGCCGCAGCCTCCCACAGCGCCTCGGCGCGCACGCGGCGGTCGTGCTCGGCTGCGAGGTCGGTGGGGAGCGCAGCGACGATGCGGCGTACCTCCTTGCGCGTGAGCCATTCGCGATCCACGGCGGCGATCGATCCGTCGGCCCGGAACGTTGCAGGGAGGCTCGCGATCACCTCCGCGAGCGCAGCGGCCAGCGTGTCGCGCTCGGCCTCGGCCGTCTCGGCGCGGAGGCTGGCGACTCCGAGCGCAGCGCGGTCGGCGTCATGCTGCACCGAGCAGTCGAGTCGCGCGTACTCGTCGCGCTCCGCCGTGAGCCGCTCGATCTCCGCTCGCAACGGTGCCGTCGCCTCCTCGACGACGCTCGCGCGGTACGCCTCGGCGGCCTGCGCGGCGTCGGCAAGGGCGGCGTCGAGGGCGCGGCACGCGACGCCGAGCGCGGGGCCCGGGCCGAACACCGCATCGCCCGCCACAGAGTAGAGCGCCTTCCTCGCCGCCTCCCACAGCGCCGCGAGCTGCGCCTCCAGTCTCGCGATCCTCCTGTCATCGGCGGCCGTCTCGCGGATCTCCCGCTCCCGTTCATCCATCACGCGTCTCCCGGCTTCGCTCACGGCTGCCATCCCTTCGGCGGCTTCCACCCGTGGGCGCTCGCTGTCTTGGCCCACTCGGGCCAAGGGCGATCCTTGGTCCACTCCGACTTCGCCTGCTTCACGGCTGCGCGAGCCACGGCCAACAGCTCGCTGGCCAGGTTCCGCGTGCCCATCTCGTACGCGCACGTACCGAGGCTCACGTCCGCGCCTTTCGCGACCTGCGCGGTGTACCAAGCACGGGCTGCGCGCTCGACGAGCAAGTATTCGTAGTGCTCGTAGCCGTCCTTCGTACGGTTCTTCTTGGCCTTCTCGATCTCAGCGTCGGAAGGCGATCCTCGTGAGTGCTCCTGCCCGACGCCCGCGCCCTCGCCGTCTTCGGCATCCCACCACGCCACGCGGTAGACGTAGCGGTCCGCGAAGATACCGAGCCTCACCAGCCGCACCATGCGAGCACGCGACGCCACCAGGACCGGCGCACGGGCTCGGGCTCGGAGACCGTCAGGCTCTCGCTCGTGTCCGCGGAGGCGGGCACCGCGGGCTCGACGTTGCGGGCCTCGAGCGCGAGCACCATCGCGCCGTCCTCGCCGGGCGTCACGCGGAGCACCAGCTCGCCCGACGTGAGCTGCGCGCGCAGCCCGTCGACGTCCTCGCGGGTGAGCGTGACGCGGGGGCCGAGCTGGCGGAGCACCGCGGCCAACAGGATCCACCGCATGTTCGCCTCGGCCTCGACGCGCTGCCCGAGCTGCGTGAGCCGTCGGATCTCCTTCTCCATGAGCGGCACCGACATCGGCACGCGCTGTCCTCCTCGCTTCGTCATCGTCGTCCCTTCTCCGCGTCGGCGCGGACCTTCTCCATGAGCCAGGCGTCGAACGCCTCGTGCGTGTGCCCGGCGCGCAGGGCGCCCTCGTGGTTGCGGAACCCGAGCCCTGCGGCCCACTCCGCCCAGCGGGCACGGATCCAGAGCGAGAACGCGAGAGGCCTCGGGAGACTACTCCCGCCGGCCTCGAGAACGCGAGGGCAGTCCTCGCCAGGGGCCGCGGGCACGAAGCTCGCGGGGTCCTCGCCTCGCGAGGTCATCCACAGGGCCCAGCGCGGGTTGAGGCGCACCGGGCCGGGCGTTTGAAGCGGCATAGCCCCCTCTTAGAGGATAGCTAACGGGTCATCACGCGGCGGATGTAGGACCCTCACTCGTCGTTCTCGCCGTCGGTGCCGCGCGAACGCGTACCCTCCAGCGCATCGGAAAGCACGTTGACGGCAAGGTTCGCGGCCGTGAGGTGGCGCCGGAGCACCTCGAGCTGGGGGCCGACGATCGCCAGCTCGCGGGGCCGCAGCTCCGCGTGCACGCCCGACCACGCGAGGGTCAGGTCGCGCAGCCGCGCGGCGGTGTCCCCGACGAGGCAGTCCAGCTCGCCCACGTAGAACAGCCCGCCGGGGTACTCGGCGCGGAAGGCCTCGGAGTCGTCGTAGAGCACGCTCGGGATCGGCGGGAGCTTGGGAGCCGAGAGCTGCGCATCCCGCGCAGTCGACCGCAGGATCATGTCGACCCTGTCCGCGCAGACGCACTGCTCTCGTCCGCCCTCCGCGCGCCAGCGCGCCGCCAGGCGTTCGGCCGCCGAGGGCAGCCCGTCGCGCTGCGGCAGGTTGAGCAGCTCGCGCACGCCCTGCGCGCAGGCCCGAAGAGCGGCGCCCGCGCCCGCGGGATCCGTCTTCGCGAGCGCCGACGCACCTCGAGACCACTCGACTGCCGCCAGCTCCAGCCGCTCCTCGAGCGTCGAGCCGGGCGGCGGCCCCTGCCAGGAATCGGGCACGTAGCGCACGAGGGCCTCTCGGGGGCGCCGCGTGCGCAGGCCCACGGGGTTCCAGGATGCGAAGCCCTGGTTCTCCGACGCACGCACGACCACGACCTCTCCCGCGCCACCGATGGTCGCATCGTTCTCGGGCAGAAGGGCCTCGGCGGCCCGCATGAGGATCTCGTGGTCCCGTTCCGCGCTCGCCAGCTCGGCGCGCTGCTCGGGGGTGCCGCGGCGGAGGAAGCCGACGCGCGGGGCCATCGCCAGGGCCTCAGCGGCGTCCCGGGCGCGGAGCGAGGCGCCCCACAGGGCCGCGCCGAGCACCTCGAGCGCGGGAAGCCTGTCGGGGTTCTCCGCGGTCTCCCAACGGCCGGTGTCGAGGAAGCGGTAGCAGACGGTCCCGACGGCGCCGTCGTCGTAGTCGTGCGAGCTGGCAGACGTGAGCACGACGCAGCGGTGCAGGCCGTCGTCGACAGCCTCGACGACGAGGACCACCTCGTCGTCGAGGTCCACGAGCGTGTCGCCAGATGCGGGGAAGATGCGGGCCATGGGCAGGTCTCCTTGGGCAGGGGTTCAGACGGCGTTCGCGCGGGCCTAGTTATTATCCAGAAAGCGGATAGCGTCAACAACGTTATCCAACTTTCTGCTAACTATCTCACAACTGCCCGAGAACCCTGGCTTTTTTCAGCGGGCTCGCTCGGCCGCTTCGGCGGCCCACTGCACCAGAAGGTCGTGGGCGATGCCGATCGACTGCGAGGCGCGCAGCGGGAGGCGGACCACCTCTTCGCGCGAGACGGGGGTGCAGCCGCCGGCCTCGTGGATGCACACGGCGTGCGTCCAGCGGCGGCGGAGGATGACGGCGCGGGCCTCCTCGAGCACGCACACGCTCCCCGCAACCGTGAGGCCTCCGGGGGCGGGCGCGTAGATGACCGAGAAGCCCCCGCCCATGTCGCGGATCTCGTAGGCGCCGCTCACGACGAGGCCTCGATGCGTGCGGTCTCCCGGGCTGCGACGGCCCGGAACGCGGCGCGGATGCTCTCGGCGCTCCGTCCCGGGAGGTGGGCCTGGTACATCGCGGCGCCGACGTCGGCCGCTTCGGGGGTCAGCTCGCGAGGGTAGGGGCCCATCGCGGCGGCCCAGCCCTCGGCGGCGGAGAGCACCGCGTTGTCGCGGCGGGAGAAGACCGCAGCTCGGCGAGGGCGGCTCACGAGCCCAGCTCCGCGCACGTCACGAGGACGTCGGCGCCCGTCTCGGGGCAGGACTGGCACTCCCCGCCCTTCGGCAGGCAGAAGGCCCGGCGGCCGCGGGTGCCCGTGCGGTCCGCGCACCACACGCACTCGGCGCGCACCTCGAGCCCCGCGAGCGAGGGCATGAGGGCGGCCGCGAAGGCGACCGTGTGCGCCCCGTGGCCGAGCCGGCGCGCGTTGCCGACCAGCGCCTCGATGCGGTCCGCGGGGCTCACGAGCACACCTCGGCGAGCGAGCGCCCGTCCAGCTCGGCCTCGAGCTTGGCGCGGTAGAACTCCACGTCCCACTGCGTCCCGCAGCAGGTGCAACAGTAGGCCCGCTCGGAGCCGCGGGCGCCGTTGTCCTCGTGGGAGGCGCGCTCGCCACACTCGGGGCACTCGCGGCCGAGGGACACGCGGTTCAGGCGGAGGAGGTCTCGGATGCGCATGGGGGTCTCCTGGGAGCTTGGGGTGGGGTGCCGTTACCGCGCGGGGCCCTTCGGCCGGGGGCGGTAACGGCGCGGGGATCAGCGGACGTAGGCCTTCGGGAAGCGGCGGCGGCACTCGGGACCGACCGGCCACCAGCCCATGTCGCCCGCGGTGTCGATCTCCGACTCGGGCATCGCGACCGGGGCGAACCGGGCGCCGCCGTCGATGACGCGGACGAGCGGGGGGTTGCTCGCGTCGAGCACGGCCTTGCCGCAGAGAGCGCAGGGGGTCGAGCCGCCCGGGCAGCGGTCCGTGTTCTCCTGGTAGCGGCGGCCCGAGAAGGGCTCGGGAAGGGCCTTCCCGGTGACGGGGGTGTTGTCGCCCGAGGTTGCCTTCTCGAAGGGGAGGACCGTGTTGCGCGTCGTCGTCGTCATGGGTCTAGTTATTATCCAGAAAGCGGATAACGTCAAGCGCACTATCCAACTTTCTGCTAACTATCTCACAACTCCCCCAAACCATTGGGGCTTTCGGCGGTTAGTGAAAAGTTACCTAGAATCGAGATAACTTCACGCTAACCGCCCGAAATCACTCGCTAAACGAGGTCTCCGCCCTTCTCGCGCTCGTCACGATGCCCGTACCGCTTGCGGAGCTGCGCGAGTGCCGCGGTCAGGTCGAGCGAGGCCCGGCGGACCGCGGCGCGCTTCCGCGAGCCCCCGACCGTGCAGGGCGCCGCCTTTTTGAGGGCTTCCGCGCGCGCCAGGAACCGCCGGGCCTCGGCCATCGCCGCCTCCAGCTCGCCCTTGTAGAACGACATCTCTCACCTCCCCAGGGTCAACGGACCTTCGCTCGGAACCCGTCATCACACGGCTCGGCGTGCCCGAGCCGTGTGAGCTTGTTCAGGAACCCGGCCGCCCGGTGCTGGGGCTCCCGGCCCTTGCCCGACGGCCAGAGGCGCTCGGCCAGGGCCTTCGGCGTAGCCGTCCCGAGGTCCCGCAGCGCCACCAGGGCTCGCCGCAGAAGGGGCGAGAGGTCCTCGGCGCCAGCTCCGCAGGTGCAGTCCTCGCCCATGTCGCAGGTCAGGGCGTGAACCACGGGCGGGCGGGTGGCGAGCCGGTAGGCCCCGTCGTCGAGCTGCTCGATCTTGCCCTCCTCGAGCAAGCGGCGGACGGCGTTCGCGACCGTGCCGCGAGGCGCCCCCAGGGCCGTCGCGAGCCTCGTGGGGCCCGCCGCGCCCTCCCGACGCAGGGCCTCGAGCACGCGCGCGAAGGTCGTGGGCTTGGTCGGCCGAGGGATCACGACCGGCCTCCGGCCAGCGCGCGGGCCTCGGTGGCCTGCCGGCGCCGTCGACGGGCCCGCTTGGCCTCGACCCGGGCCATGGCGGCCTTGGGGTTGTTCCAGTCGCCCAGAGCCGTACGCATTTGTTGCTCTGCACGAACTCACTTCCCGACCGCCTCTCCGATGCGACACGCGAGGCACACTTCGCAGTCGGGCCCGCGCTCGTCCGCGTGGTGGTCGCACGGGCAATCGCACCCGTTTTCTTCGAGCAGCCTGCGAACCACACGGAGACGCTCGTCCGCCTCCATCGAGTTGCGCTGATAGCTCTCGACAAGATTCGGGACGTTGTATTGCCCCTCTCCGGCGTCGTCGAACAGCTTGCGGAGGCGGTCGGCTTCGGCCACCTTCGCGGCCACATCGGGTGGGAGTGGCAGCCCAGCGATTAGCCGCATTTGACCGATTCCGCGCTCTAGCTCGTCAACTCGACGCAACAGCTCCTTGAGCAGTCTGGCGGCGCGGGGAGCATGGATGCGTTTGTCGAACTCCCATTCAGAGGCCACCTGCCGAATTTCGTCGGTGCGCGACAGCGTCATCGGTCCCTCCTCAGCCCGAGAGCATCACCAACCGTGTGCTCACGCCCGGGCTGGTCAAAGCCTGCGGTCTTGCCTGCGATACGAGGGGGCGACTCAAGAGCCGACGCCAGCTCTTGGTATGCGTGCTCGGTCATGCTTTCCGCGACGCTGGACAGGCTGCGGCGCGCGGCTTCCACCATTCGCTCTGCCTCGCCAGC